CAGCTTATCTGTAACAAGCTCTGATGCTGTACTTGGAATAACTGTTACCGTCATTTCAAGGATTTCATCATTTCCACCTACATCGTTAGGTGTGGCTGTTGCAGTTCCTACATATGCGTACTTCGCCACACCACCAATACCGTCCGTTCCGTACAGATGGATAATATCAAGTTTTTTATCTCCATATCCATCCACCTTTGAAAGATATTCTTTTTCAAGGTTTCCTGTGATTTCTCTTGAATCAGAAGTCTTAATTCCTTTTTCAAAAGTCTGCTGGTCATCTTCCATTGTGGTTGACTCAACAGTGTTTGGTGGTGATGCAGGACTTGGAACTGACTTAGCCGCAACCAAAAGATTGTATGTTCCCGCAAAGTCAGCCTGTTTGTCCGTGTGCTCTTTTACAATGACACGCGTTCTATAACTTGTTGATGCCATATTTTCTACTTCCTTTCTGCTTATAGCTGATCTAAATGCTCAATGTTTCCAATTACGCGAGTGGCGCGGAATGTAATCGTGCGCACTTTCTTGGAAATTGTTGGAATTACATTTGATACTTCAAACATTTGTTGTTTAAAAAAAGACACCGCATATGCTGCGATGTCCTTAGTTGCTTTTCTTGAACCTTTGTTTGTAATTGTAATCTGAAATGTTGGGCGAATTGCATTGATTGTCTTTGCTTCATTAGTTCGTCCGGCTTCTGTGCCGCCGATTTGTCTGACTAAAAGCGTCGGGAATGTTGCGGTGCCTCCCGATTCTTCATCTTGCGTCACTTTAATCCCTCTTACCTTGCTTTCCATGTATGATTTCAAAAGGGAATATAAGGTATCTTCAAAATCAAGCGCCCAACTATTTAACTCATTTTCCACCGAATACCTCCCTTGAAATCTTTACATACTGTTGAATAATCTGTTGTTCCGCATTGTACATAGGCATTGTGGCTTTGATACCGTGGGTATAACGCCATGTTTCGGTCTTATCGTCCCAATAGTACCAACCATCTTCAAAAGCGTGTATTTGCCCCGGATATGTGCCGACACCAAATCCAAGTTCCGGTGCTTTCGGGTTCTCTTTGGAATTATAAAAAATACCGGCTCCAAACTCTACCGCCAACAAAGTATAGAACGGTTCTCTATCTTCTGATGTTACCGTTTTTCCGGTTGCAATCAGAATTGCGTTTGAGGTCATTAACTGTGGTGCTTTATCTACCCTTACCGTTATCGTGTTCCCTAATGGGGATTCCGATATGCGTTGTATTGCCACCGTCTGACCTATCTGTGCAAGCCTAGAAACAAGTAAATCGCATTTAGCTTGTAAACTATCGCGGTAATGTTCTAATTCCTTTATGGCGGCTTGTATGGACTTAGTGGATAGTGTCATTGAGATAGTTTTCTTTGCCATGCGATCACCTACTTAATATTTTTCCGAAGCAAAAACAAATCCGTGGTCAGTCCTTCATCTGCAACGCCTTTTACGATGTAATCTGCGGTTTCTGAATCCACAAGTCCATCATCAGTGCGTTTGACTTCCGAACGTTTCCACACCACATCACCGGCTTTCAGTGGCAAATATCCTTTATCCGTAACAAGCTGACAGTATGATGTGCTATCATCAATTCCAAATTCTTTCACAAGGGCTTCTGACAGCTTATTGCTGATATTGGCTTGGAATGTCGTAGGTTCTGAAAACCCTTCAACTTCCTCGCCTTTTGGAATCTTGTTGCCTTCGGAATCTAAATAAGGTACAAAGTTCCCATCGGAATCCTTGTACCCTTCATAGACAATATCTCCATTTTCGTCAGTTTGTGGGATGAATACCCTCTGACCGGATTGCGAATACTTCATTTCCTGCTTGTTAATGTCAAGCATTGGTGTTTTCCTCTGGGATTCCGGCAACACTCGTCAGAAGTGATAACACTCCGGCAAGGACTGATGCAGAAAGAACATATTTCCAATCCACCGCACCCATAAATGCCGCCGTTCCAATTCCGGCAATCGCCGCCTGCGCAACAGTCTTGATTGCTCGGATTCCGGCTTTCTTAGTCCAATCCTTCCAATTCCTCATTGCTTTTATCTCCTTTCCCTATATGAATCTCTTCAATCTCATGTTTCATTTTTGTAACCATTCCATTTCCACCTAACGCATGGTACGCATCATACATCTCACAGAAGTTCTGATAGGCATATGACGGTATTTCTCCGATTCTGGTGTACTTTGCATGGTATTCAATAAGTTGGACGCGCAAAAGGAGCATTGTTCCTTTGCTGTTCGCATCCCTGCTTTTCTTTTGCTGTTTAAGAAGCCAAACTATATATCCAAGCACTATTGGCAGTGCCACAAGATAAGTTTGAATCAAAATACTTTTCATTTGAATCTCCTTTTGACGCACTGCCCACCACCGCTTAATGTGCGCCGCCTGCAACCATTTTACCGACATCGGCAATATGGTCACGCTCAATCTTCTTTAATTACATTGCTTTTACGAACGGAAACACTCCGACAAAAAGGCTTTCACGGTCTTTCCATGTACGGCTCACACCGTTTTCGGAGAAACTTGCCATGTATGCTTCTCCTGCCTGCGACCGGTCGTACACTGCCAAATTAACCATAATGTTTTCATAGTTCTTAACATCACTGTCAATCTGGTCTTGCGTGTATGTGTCCGGATAGTTCCGTCTGCTGATAATCTCTTTTCTTGCCTGCTCTAAAAGCTGTTCAATCAAAGGGTTACATTCTTTTTCATCAAACACAACTTTATCGGACTTTTCTCCGGTCACTTCATCCTCTACCTCTTCTATATGAAATTGTTTTAAACGAATCTTTACTTGTTCGACAAGTGTGTATGACATAAGCGATCTCCTACAGATTAAACTTTGCAATCAGAATTTCTTTCAGTTCCGCACCGCTTGTCGCTTGTGCGTTTTCAATTCCCTGCTCTGCGGCAAGTTTCTGCAAGTCTGCGGTACTCATTCTGTTGATTTCGGTCTTTGTATATCCAACGGAAGATACCGGAGAATTACTCTCCGGCACCTCTTCTCCTGCGTTGTACCATTTACCATTATGAATCACTATATATGGATATTTCATAGTTGCACCCCCTACTCTTCGCTATGAACCTCATATACAAATGTGCTATCCATATTCTCGTATGATGGAAGTACAACCTCAGATGCAAATGTTGACATCTTCATAGGTGGTCCATACTCTGTCTTTGTAGCGACTGTAATACCTACACCATATGTTGTTACATCAACATCAGCTACCTGTCTTGCAGTTCTTTCTTCCGGTGTAGTGCCAAACCAAGTGCTTCCAAGGCTGCCTTCTGGAAGAAGTGTAACCTTGTTATCCGGGTAGAAGTACTGCTCTTTGCCATCATCATCAATGTACATCTTATCGTAAAGTACGATAGTGAGCTTCGCCCTCTTCTGTACCACCGAAATAACAGTATCATCGTCAACCTCAATAGTTGCTGTAAGGTTCTGTGCAAGAATTGAGTTTCTTATTTGTGCATTGTCAAGCAGATATTGGAATGTATTGCTGTTCATAAGTGCGTATCTAGCAATCTTACCCTGCTTCTGTAACTTCTTTCTTGCATTGTTAAGGTCTGTAAGTGGCTTTGAATTAGCTGTATCGCTCCACATGCTTGTGCCGGATAACTTTGCGTAATGGTCTTTTGCGTATGAGCCATCCTTATCGTAATCATAAGCGTACTGAACGCCATCACTTACAATAGCAATTACCGGATGACCTGCATTTGTAGAAAGAAGTGACATTCTCATGCGCTCCGGTACAACTTCTGCGCCGCTTACGAGGTTGTTAGTGTCGTCATATACACTTGATAAAGCACTTGCAAGGTAAGGGTCGTCTTCTGATTGAATACGCTCGATTTCAAGCATTTCCTCTTCACCAACTGTCATTCCCTCGCGGAAAAATGCCATCTGTGTTTTTTCCTTACTTAATCCGCCTCTAGCTCTAAGAGTTGGGATTGTGTCAAAATTAGATGGCGCAAGTGAAACCGGCAAACCCTTGTGTGTCTTAATCCAACTTAAATCAAGTCCCTGCTTCTTTCTTTCTGGAAACCACTGTAAACCAAGATAAGGTATCTGATTACTAGCGTTTTCTGTTGCCGATAATGCGATAGACTTACTGTCTAATACTTCATTAATTAACATCTATTTACCTCCTGTTATTATTCAAATACAATCATTGGAAGAGCTGTCTTAACTTCTGCGTCATATGTAACGCCGGAATGCGCTTCTGCTACTTTCGTGTTAAGATATGCTTTCTTAAGCAGCACTCCTTGTGGCCTGTCCTCTGTTACATCAAATCTCAAAATACCCACTACCGTAGCCGTATTGTCAGCCTTGCCATTTGCTCCGATTGGAGTACCTGCTTTGACAATCTTCTTGCCCTGTGCGTTTTTAGTTGTCACGCCATCAAAATCAAGTGTTAATGGGATTGCTTCATTAGGCTCTCTCTTTAAAATCTGAACATCTCCTGCGTATAAAGTCTTTTCATACTGCATATTCATTTCCTTTGCCATTTCTTACCTCCTGTTATTGCTGAATGTAATGTGATAAAACGTCATTGTTCTTAGGTGCGTTAGATATAAGGCTTTCTGCTATCTTTTCAGCATTTGTCTTATTATCTGTACCGGCTTTATCGCCGCCAGTCGTGCCACCTCCCGGATTCGTACTGCCTTTTGCAATCTCCTGCTCCTTGGCTTGTGCTGCGGCGGTCTCTTTTTCAGAGATAATCTTTCCAAGAACGTCATAATCAAAACTGCCATCGTCTTTTACAATCTGCGCTGCCTGTTCTGCAGTAACATTAAATTTAGATGCGGCATCGGCTCTCTGCGTGGCTATTACCTGCGCTTTTTCAAGTTCCGCGATTCTCGCATTGGCTTTTTCGAGGTTCTTATTTGCCTGCTCGACTTCCGTGAGCTTTCCCTGTTCGATATCATCGAGCTGCTTCTGCAACTCTTCAGCTTTGTCAGCCTTTGTCTTGTACTCGTCAACCTTTGCTTTGGCTCTCTGTACGGAACTTCCGTAATCTGCCATGATCTTGTCCGCGTTTTCCTCGCTTAATCCCATAGCAATCAGATCTTCTCTCTTCATTCATTACCTCCGATATGTCATACGAATTTTTATACGGTGCAACGACACCGAACGACATTGTTGATTTTTACGCTCACAACTTTGCGAATTTTTATAAAATAAAAACAGCCACCAATTACTCGGTGACCGTCTTATCTTTGTTTGTCTGGTTCTGTGTGCCATCTGTATTCATTTTATTTATCAATTCTTGTGCTTTCCGTTCCTGTTCTTCTACATCACCAATCGTTTTCCACAGATTATCCAAGTATGGCTTTGACAACAGGAATGTCTTTTCCGCATCTCCCCAAAGTCCGACAGATTTAATTGCCACAAGCGGATGAATGCCGGCTTGTAAAAGCTGATATAATGTCTGCGACTTGGTGTACATATTGTCTTGTGGGCTATGGTTAATCTGAACATCAAAGTCGCGCAAACTCAATCCTAAGTCGTGATCCTGTATACGAATCACGTTCAAAACAACTTTCGCAAGTCTTTTTTCAGCCGACTTTACAATTGGGTCTTTTAGTTTGGCTCTCGACTTCGAGAAGTCCCATCCGTTTCTAAGCTCAACCGCTCCTTGTGTATCTCCACCGGAATTATTGTTGTTCTTATTCGGTATGGCAAGAATGGACTGTGCATTATCCCACAAATCATCCTTTGCGACTTGGCACTCTGTCTGATTCAGTTCTTGTGTCATAATGTCAACATCTGATTTATTCTGCTCATTATTGGATTTTACCGTCAGCGCATGGGAAATCTTCATTTCTTCAAAGGTTTTCGGGTCGATTTCGCAATTTACAAACTTTATCCAAAACTGAACAAACTGCTCAACGCCATCCATTCGGTTTGACTGCATTGTATTGATTGCATCTAATAGTCCGATCACAAGCTCAATATCAGAAATGCGCTCATGGTTATTTGGAAACTCAACAATCGGGATTCCGCCAAAACCATGCAGTTTCCAATCTCGAACCTCTCCGTTCACAATCTTGCATTCGTAAGAGTCCGTGTAACAGAGTTTATACATCTGTCCATCGGCATCCTTAAGCTCTTGGATTGCTAAAAGTGGTTCTTCTGTGGAACGACTGTAGATAACAAAAGTGTTCATTGGTGTTGGTGCAACAATTCTAAATGGTATATCTTCATTTTTTGTAATCTGCACCGCCTTAAATGACGTTCCGGTTGCTGACTGCCACTCTCCTGCCTTAATGTCTTTTTCCTGCTTATTAGCATCGGTCAGATAATCGTTAAATTCATCAACCGCATTGTTTATCCGATCATCATCTTTCCTGCTTATAAGCTGAATTGGCTCACCGTAAGTCTGACCAACCTTGAATTGAACAATCTCATAGGCATGGTTTTCAGACACCTTATTGGTTATATCCGCATTCTGTACCTTTGTTCGGTACAATACAGGCTGATCGCCCTTGTAGTAGTTCCACAGATAACGAATGATCGTCTTGTTGAAATAAAATGCACCAATGCAGTTTCCGACAACACTTACGATATTGTCTGCCGTAATCTGTTCTACGTTAGCATATGCAATTTTTCTTCCATATCTGCCTTTTACAAGGTCGTGAAAATACTGTGTATTCATATAAATAAAACTCCACTACTGCAAGCGCGTTTCGGTATTGGCTTCGTTTCAATTTTGCCTGTTGTCACGCGATAAATCACAATATGATTGCATTTTTTACATTTACACGGATGATCTATCGTAGATCTCCCATCGTAATGTCCGGCAATTCTTCCGCAATCCGGGCAATATATAGTTACTTTTTTCATAGAAGTCTCTTTCTTGTAAATAAAAAACACTGCCATTTCTGACAGTGCCTTTTACGGATTATATGCTTTTGGGGTTGTAGGATTTTGTTTTTTCTACTCTTTTAGTATACCATGCAAGTTTTTGGAAATGTTGTGAAAGAGTGTGAACTATTGTGCACTTTTATGCACTCTTTCCAAGATAAATCCCGCCGAATTTCTTCTCAAACTCCCGAATAGCCTTCTTTCGGAGGTTCATGATGTTTCTGTAGGAATATCCCATTTCTACAGAAATTAAATTCCAGTCCTTATTATCAACATAGTGCGCATACAGGACAATATACACATCTGTATTTTCCATACTGTCAATCTGCCCGATAATAACCCGGCGTTTATCCACGAATTCGCACACAAGTTCTTTTATCTCGTTCTGCAGGTCTGCAATTTTAGCAACAGCACTTCCCATTTTGTCCGGATCTCCGGAAGACTGCACATCAACCTCTTTGGGAGATACGGAAATGGAAGTTGCCATATTGGAAAGTTTTTGAATTTCAGACATTTTGTTTTTGATAACATGATCACATCTATTTATTTGTGAAAGATATTTGTCCGTTGTCATATCCTAATACCTCCTAAATGGGTTTACTGCCGCTTCTACCTTTGCTGTATTGTTTGGGTTATCTATAAACATTTCAAGCTGAGTTAAACCGTCTGCTGCATCGTCGTGTTCATTACCGCCAATACTTACAAACATAGAGAGTTCATCCATAGCCGCTTGATATTCGTCATTTCTATAATATCTTGTTACTCCAAGATCTGAATCTTTCTTCATTTGTTCCTGCGTCGGTCGGTGCATATCAAGAAATATGAATTTTCTCTTAACATCACCGGAATATGCTATGATCTTCGATAACTTCTCAACCTTATTTGGTGCTTTTCTACTTGTACATGAGCATTTATAGTCCTGTTCCTGCAACTTTTCATCTACATATTGGCAATACAGATCTCCTCCGGTATTTCCCTCAAATCTTGTCTGCCTAATCTCATTCCCGATAATTCGTCCAACAACAAGAGGGATTGTTACCTCTTTCGGGCCTTTGTTGAATACCCAATCGTAAATATAAACATCACCGTTTTCATATTCTGCTCCAATCGGCATTGACAAGCTATCGCCACCGCCCCAGGCAACATCCACAACTCCGATGCGTCGGAAATCTCCGTCCGGTAGGATTCCGTTAAATAGTCTCAAATCCGTATAAAGCAATCCTTCGCGGACATATGGTTGCTGCATAAACTTAGCCATCCATTCGGCATTGTCAAGCTTATCTCGCATATCCCGATAGTATTCCGTGGAAAATCCGTTGATTTCATACGCGAAATTGCTTTCATCATTTTCATTAAGTGCCGGAATCTTACGGAATCGGTATTGTGGGTCATGCTCATATTGCTTTCTCATGCGCTCCAATGGATCTAAAACATTCCAAAGGGTACCAACCATCAATTCCCTTGCACCATCATTTTTACGGTCAACCATCTTGTTTAGGTACTCTTGGTATGTGTTTTCCATTCGAGTAGGGCTTAATGAATGCTCTCGATCACGAACCAAGTCATCGACATATAAATATCCGTCTTTTGAAACATCGACCGCTCCTATCCATGTTCCGTCAATACCGCGGCACGTTACGGTTGCAAATCTGTCTGGATCTCCAAGCGTAATCGTAAATTCGTCCGCGCTCTTGTCTGTCGGAAGTGTTGCGTTTGCATATTCCGGATGCCAATAAGCAAAAAGTTCCGCAAATGTATATTCTTCCGTGGTAAAAAGATTCATCAGTTCTTTGTAAAATCCTTTTGCCAAAATACCGGAGTGACCACCCATAGCACTATGGCTGTTCGGTCTGCGCAAAGCCACCCACGCAAGGAAGAAAATACAGATAGTCGATTTACCGACACGCGATGGCATTGACAATCCGTAAAATTTAATCTTCCGGTTTTCCAAATCTTCAAGATCTTGAGCGACTATATTCAGCGTCTTGCGGCGCGGATAATAAAACCGTTTACTCCAATTTCTTTTGCGCTCCATAAAGTAGATGAAGCTCTCGAAGCGATAAAAGCTCTCTAACCGCAAGACTTCATAGAACTGATCCACAAGTTTGTATCCGCCTTTAATGTCGTGATTCTGCGCATATCGTTCAAGTTCCCATATGCTACCACCCGCGTTTTTCTGCGTATATTCGTTGATTAAATCCTTTGTTCTTTCGGTTATAGTCAATCCGTAGTCAACGTCTTTTTCCGTCCGAATTGCCACATTGCACGCTTTCAAAAGGGCATCTATTACCTGTTCATCAACGCCTTTTCTCTGTATGTAATTTTCATATCCATTTACCGCATTGATTAACTGCTTTGAAGCCAAATAAAAAGCACCTCCGCAAAAGCAGAAGTGCCTTGACCTCTGCCTATAACTGTTTTAGGGTAGCGACTAACTCCATTTGTTAGCCGGTTGTCTTTTAATTGTAATATACCATTTTGTGGCACAATGGGCATTCACACTTGTAGTTATCGCCTTCCCTCTGATCTCCACAATATTCATATTCAGTCTTTTCCGCTTCAAAAACGGTTTTGCAATTCTTACACTCAAACTTTAAAGGTTTTCTTTCGTACCTAAGGCTGCCTTCTTTGATTATTTTCATTTCCAATGCACCTTGAACCCTTTCTTCTTATACTCCTCTACGGCTTTTTTAAGGCTCATATCGTCCTCATACTTTTCATTCAGCATAATCACCACATTACCTTTTTCAATTCCGTATATATTGCAATTTGCAAGTTTCTTAGCCGTTCCGAGGATAGCTTTTGCCTGCTTGTGGCTCATTTCATAGGTTTGGGTTCCCATATTAACTGTCATTTCTCATAAACCTCTAATCATTCCTAGCAGCCCTGCACACACGAGTATTGCATCTGCTTGAATATCTAATACGCATCACAGAATCATGTACAAGGTCTGGCATATACCCTCTTTCTAAAATAGTTTTCGATATTCCCCTTGCTTGCTTGATACTATTGAGTAATGGCATGTTTAAATCTTTTCTAAAGTGCTTAAAGTACGAAAAGAACCACTCTCTTTGTGCATATCTTATATTGTGTCTTATTCTGCTATCTAATTGCAGACAATGAAGCATTTCTTTAATCTTATTCATTCTTCATAAACCTCTCAAAATCTTTCCTGCACTTAGGGCATAAATCATATGTACGACCAAACGGAAATAATATGTTTGAATGAATCTCTTTGATTTCTCCCCTTACGTTGCCATCTTCAAAAATGGGACTTGGAGTAAAATAATCACCAATCGGCATAAATTCAAATTCACTTATTGGTTTTACTTTTATTTCTTCGCCGCACCTGTCGCAAGCGCGCCATTCTTTTTGATGTTTCATTATTCCACCAACTTTCTAAGCACCATTCATAAACATATTTCCAAAATGCAAATCATTTAGTGCTTTTTCTAATTCGTCTTTGTACCGAAATGGACTTAAAGGGCTTTTTATTTCTTCCCTCAATATAGGTGACATATTGTCTATCAAAATGCCTTGTGTAGCACTTGCAAGATTTTGCGGTGGCAAATCTGCTAAAGCGCATAGCTCCATTCTTTTATGGTCACATTTTTCAGATTTGGGGCAACTTTTACATTTTTCTGCTAATTTACTTAAAGGTTCTGCCATTACTAAACCAACTTTCTTCCGCAGATAGGGCAAAAATTAATTTTTACGGCTCCTGCAACCTCTTTCCCATCGCTATTGTCGAACATCATGTTATTTTCAGCTCCAAAAAGAACTGAATTTCCTTTACCATCAATGATTTTCTTTTTATACCGACAAAAATCACACATTCTTACGCCCCTCCCCTTTATTAAATACCACGTTTTCAAATATTGCCGTTTCTACCTTATCCGGCTGATTTTCTGGGATGTTCCTTCCCGGAATCTGCGTAAATAAGTATTTGCAATAAGGGCACATATTAACTTCGGAGCCAAGTATTAGCATTCCGCAGCACAAGCAACTTGTCATAATTCGCACCTCAATCATAGCAAAAATTGGAATCCTCGTGAGATTCCGTGTCTTTTGTTTGATATAAATATTCCACAATGTTTTTATCATCAAATAGCGGCACAGGGAATCGAACCCTGTCAGTCAAAACCATGCCAACCGCTTTCAAATCTGCAATTTCTAATCACGGAGGGGTTTTCTGTTACCAATTATACCGCTACCATCCATAAGTCTCCCATCGACCGGAACTATTGCAGTAGCACCCGACTAAGTGGAGATAAGGATAAACGCAGATATTCGGACTCGAACCGAAACACCGTTTCCGGCTACTGACTGTTTAGCAAACAGTTTCCTTACCAGTTAGGATTATATCTGCACGCGCCGGGCATGGAAGTTCCACACCCGAACCATTCCTTGCGCTTCAGAATGGCGCGGTGCTACTAACACCGCTCAATGGCTTGTGGCGGTATCGAGCCGCCCTATACAGATTTTCAGTCTGTCGCTAATCCATCTCAGCTAACAAGCCATGTCGTGTAGTTTCCGTTTTTCCTTGCTCCACACTACACTAAGTGCAAGGTTCTTTTAGTCAGCGGTTACCGCCATCTTTTGAATGACAACCGCTCAATCCAGTTACCTGTGCTAAGTTTAACCGGTATATTGATTAGCACCTGCATTTCTGTAATAAACACACTAGGGGCGTACTGGCAACATCACCTGTGGGGATTGCAGGAATCGAACCCGCGACAACCCGGATATAAGCCGTGTCTTCTGCCACTGAATTAAATCCCCATAACCGCCACAAGACGGTTAGCAATATGTTTTACGTGCTATGCCTTGCGCTATCCGGTTTACAGCATTTCACCGGCAACTCAATGTTACCATGCAAGCCTATTTCCATGGTTCTACTCCGAATTAAATTATTGCAGAGCAATAGACAAGCATCGTATTTCAGCCAAAACATAGACCGCCTGCAAGCAGACAGCATAATTTGACCGAGTAGGTGGGTGAGGATTTGAACCTCACATAATCGGATTCTGAAAAGGTGTTGTTGCTGATTACGGATGATTTTCCGCCTATCACTTGGCAACACTCTTACCGATCAGCTTCTTTGCTTGCATTTCGTTCTGCCACCACCTAACTTCTTAAGGGGAATTACATTTTCACAGCTCGGACACCGTGGGATAGATGCCCGAACCATGATTGACTGCTATATGGATTGCACGTCTGCAAATTACAAAGCAGATACCGCTCAACACCATATAGTCTTACGCCAAGATGCCGTCCTCTGCGACAAATACCACCGGACGGTCTCGCACCGTCCTTAACAGAATCGTCCTAGTGGCGAAAGGAGGAACCCAAATGCTTGAATCACTCAACCAAGGGTTCAAGTACATATGAAAAACATACGTGGCTACATGAAACGTCAGCATGCAACCAATTAGGCTACCGGGATTCGAACCCGGAATGCAGGAATCAAAATCCTGTGCCTTACCGCTTGGCGATAGCCCATCATTTCCAAATGACCATAATATTCATTGCAAAAATCGCGTATGAAAGCAAATACCCCATTGCGTTTGAATTGTCTTTTTGTTTTACCTGTCCTCTCATAAGTCCCAGTATTACGAGGGCATCTGCCGCTGTTGCGATTATCTTTAAAATCATATCAATATCCCCCATCCTCGAAGCTGTGTTCCTGTTTGAATCGTTCCATTTCATTTACGCTCATACCGAAAAGTCCGGCAGATTCATCAGAATTCGTATGTTTGAAGTATTCGCCCTGTTGTGGAAACATGAACCGGAACATAGCATAATTTGCAACGTCACACAGATATTCAAGATTTCCGGTCTCTTCAAACTTGGCAAGGCACATTTTCAAACTTTCGATTGCATCCACATTCCCTGTGGAGAAGTTCATTCTTGCCGGTCCGTATTTGTAATACGACTGTTCAATCAAACCTTTGCGTTTTTCATCAAAGGTTTCGGAATACTCGGTTTTCATCAACTCATTGCTGCATCTTGCCATTAAACATCACCTTCCGCTCTGTGGTTTGCCCTTTCAATGTCAAACCCTTCCGGATAACGTGCCTTAAGCTTGTCTACGTTCATTTGCATGATTTCATCCAAGCTCCAGCCGAAGGATTCGCAAAGCATTGCAAGATACCAACAAATATCTCCAGCTTCTTTCTTTGCGTGGTCAATATCAAGCTGTTTCTCGTGGAAAATCCACTTTTTAATCATGTCGTTGAACTCTCCAACCTCACCGGATAACCCAAGGCAAGCATTAAAGATACCGCCAAGGTCATAATCTTGCAACGCAGATGCGATATTGTTATTTTTGCAAAATTTAAGCAAATCGAATTTATCCGAAATTCTTTCTGTCGCTTTGCGATCATTTGTCCGCATTGCTAAAGCCTGATACTCATTCCCGGTCATATATCATTCTCCTGTCCGAAACACTTTTTTGTTTTTAAAAAATTTGTTGGAAATGTAGTTGCGAATCGCAACGTGAAAGTGAATTGTTATAAATTTATTATAGCCTATTTACGATGAAAGTCAATGGGTGTTGTAAGTGGCTTTTTATTTTTTGAGGTATTTAAGGGACTTAGTAGCCGCCCGGTGGTCTTTCTGTTAGACCCCCTCCCCCATCCTTTTCTTGCAAACATGGAAATCTAAAATATTTTCCGTTTCGTTTTGTTGTCATTGTGTGAAAATCAAATTGTTTTAATACAATTCATGTCATACCCTTGCAACTATTCGCAAAACCTAACTTTTCCGAATAGTTCACGAATAGTTGAAACGCTACAACCCTTGGTATTACTGCATTTGTAAATTGTAGAATAATCGCACACAATTCAAACCGTATTATTTGCCGCTGCATCCGTGAATTGTGTATCAATTACGTGCAATTCTTGGCTCTTTTTCTCGTCCAATCTTGGCAGCTCCTGCGCTGTGATTGCCCTGCGTTGGGTGGCATTATCGCCAATCCCCGGCTGATTCATGCCAAATTCGTTGTTGCCAACGAACATAGTGCCTACTGGGCTATTGGAGTCGTACGCACGATCTAGGATACAATCTTTACGAGATCGTTGTAATTTTTGCCACATCTTGAAAGCCAACGAGCTTGGTTCCTCTGTACTCCATATATCCATTGTGTTTGTAGGTATATTACAAAAATAACTAAATGCTACTGTACTTACCAGCTTACTGTACACATTGGAGATATATATATAATAATCACAAAGCTTATACAATACCTCTCTATCATACCTATTGCAGTTAGTCGGTATAGTTGCATTGCCAAGAGGTTTCAAGCTCTTGTCTTTTAGTACCGATGTATCAGGGAATAGATGCATACCAACATACTGCATAACAGCTTTCCATTGTCTCTGTCCGGCTTTTAGTAAATCTTCGATGTGAAATTCTATACAAGCGTTGTCTATTAAATCCTGTACAGTTGATGTGTATATCTGTACTGTACCTAGATCCACTATAAGGCTTGTAAGATCTACACTCTCTATATCCTGCATATATTCACACCTCCAATCCGTTTTATTTCTCTCTGCTTTTGGTATACACTATTTTTGGGTTTAAAGTCAAGCCTTAATTTTTACGGTGGTATTATATACTTACGCCGCGCGCGTATGCGGATATAACTTAAATATAAACCTATAGGCTTTAGATACAGTGTATTATTATTAATCTAAAAGATTAAGAAAAAGAGAGAGAAAGAGAAACATAGTTCTGAAAAAGCGACGTCAGACGATTGTGTCGCCTTATGTCATACGATTGTCAGACGATTTTTACCAAAAACTGATACTATTCTATCATTTTTGAACTTGTCAAAGACCTAATACACCTAGTCTTGTTTATAAAAATTTAAGAAAAGTTTTATAGTTTGTTTACGGTTTTTCGGAGATTTTGTAAGATATGCCCGGATACGTTGTTGATTTTGGATATGGCAAAAAGAAAAGGCGGCCGGAAAAGCTGCCCTTTGTTTAAAAATATTTACTTGCGTTCTGTCCGATCTGATGATAGACTATAGATATGTCGCACGGCATGGATGCTTGCCGCTGTGGTATCCGGAGCGATCCCCCAGATACAAGGATTGAAATAATTATATTCTCAGTGACAGAAAAAGAGTGGGGCAGATTTTTAGTCTTTCCCACTCTCTTTCTGTGCCATTAAGCACTGGATAAATAATAATCCTGTTTCTATTCCCACCTTTTACAAGGTGCTTTATTATACTACAATGCATTTTCTTACTTGTCAATAGCATTTCCTATCCAAAACGCTTCTATTGGAATGTTATTTTTAAACAGAACTATATAATTTTGTTCTAATTTATTTGAATCTAGGCTATAATTTCCGTCTGCTTTCCAAGAATAACCGGCTTCTTCTTTGCTGCTTGTTTGCAAAGAGTTGTCTAACATATTCTCTACGAAAGATTTAATTTCTTCTTCTGTGCCATTTTTAACCCATTCTTCAGAAAATTCAAGATACTCACTTTCTTCCTCTATCTTGTAATATTCTATATTTCCATTTTCGTCATAACTTTCGTTATCTAAATATATTCTATTGCAAAATATCCCTTTCATGGTATTTTCTCTCTCTTTCTTATTGCTTCTGTACCAGCTCGTAAACCAAGGCGTCAATACGTTTTTCCATTTCGTCAAACTCGCAAGTCTCATTTTCCTGAAACGCTGGCATTAGTACATAACTTTCAAACGCTTTTGTTATGTCGTTCCACTTTCCTCCGGTCGCAAAAGACAAATCCCCATTTTTCAATATTGCCAAGCTATCAACATTCATCTGCGATTCAACCAATTTTCTAACATATACGGAAATCGGCTCACCGCTTGGCAACTTATAATTATCTCCTGTAAATTGCCATTGGCTTCTAATTTTTATAATCTTTTTGAAATCATTTCTTTTCATGTTTCCTCCCATATGCTCTTGTTGACTCCACAAGTCAACTGTGCTATTATACTTTTGCGGCGCACTTAAACCGTAACATGAGATGTTTTGAAATACTCACTTTATGAGGTATTTCGCGCCGCAGGGGGAATTTTATTCCCCCCTATTTCTTGCAAATTTCTTGTATTCTTCAAAATCTTTCATAATCGCGTTTACAATCATATCTATAACATCGCTTTTGTCGTAATAATTTCCTGACTTGTCGCTGTATCTATTTTTATCAAATGTTTCAGCTCCAATGATATATTCATATTCACCGCCAGAATAATCATATGGAATCAGCCTCAGATCCACTCCAAGGTATTCATGCTTTTTTTCTTTTACATTGTATTCAGTCCAATTCATGAGTACAATATAATGCGATCCCCATATTTTATGATTATCTACGCCTCTCATAAAGCTATTTGCTTTCTTTTCAATTTCTTCTCTATTTAAATTTTTGCTGATTTCCATGATTATTCATCCTTTCTTCATCTATTTATTGTTCACAAAAATTCTTCCCTGCTCCGTAGCACTCATAAAAGCTATCTACGAGTTTCCCAAGCTGTTCCGGTGTCAACTCTTCTTTTAGTTCTTCCGGAATCCATTTATACGATGCGCGGAACGTATCGCTGTTCCGTCCGATCTTGGATGATCTCTTGACCATTTCGAGCTTGTACATTTCGCCAAGCTCTTCTGCTGTGATCTCTCCGGCTTTTACAGCCTCGCGTCCTTCTCTTGTCAAAATCTCCATAGCCTTGTCTTTGCTAATTGTTCCGATTCCGTTAATTTTCATATCTCGTTTCTCCTTTCTGGTAAGTTACGTCAACCCAGCAGTGCCATTGACCGCACGGCAATTTGTCTTGCCAATCCGAAAAATTTTGGTTGTGCGGGCAGTCGGAGCACTTTCTGGAATTTTCCGGATTGCAATCAAAATCTTTGACTGCTTCGTTCTCTGCAACATCCGGCTGGCTCAACCGTTCTGCGGTTACCCAACCCAACCCCGCATAAAAATACAGGGTCATTCCGTTCTCATTCTTCTTCTTCAGATTTTCTAATTTTAACATATTCTCTACTCCTTTCGGCTCTGTGCTGTTTTCTTGATCTGACTATACTATAGCACACATATATCACTTTTACAAGTGATATTTTATTTTTTTTGCAATTTCTTTTTCAGTTCCAAATCTTCCGGACTCTCTACATATATAAAGATGTCTTTCGGCTGCATATCCAAAAGCAGACAAAGATTATTAATGCTCTTTGCATTTATATTTGTGTCCTCACGTTTTATTTTTTTGAGCGTTTCTTGACTTAACAATCCGCTTGTTTTAGCCATGTAGGAGTTAAAGCCGATGCGCTCCAACGCGTCCCCTACATCAAATCTGTATTTTAGCATTGCGTACCTTCCTTTCTATATAGATTTTCTTAAATCAATCATACTTTTCCTATCTGGAAAAGTCAAGAAAAATATTTCTAAAAAAAGTGATATTTACTATTGACTGTCACTAAATTTAGTGATATGATACAAGCATCAAATGAAGCACAGAAAACAAAAAAGGCGGTCACTCCTACCAAGAACGAACCGCCACCAATCAAAAAAGAAAGGTAGCTATATTATAGCACAGGTAAAAAGAAATGAGAAGAACAAACAGCAAAGAAACAATGGAAGCAATTAAAAACGCAATCATGGAGAGTTACGAAGCAGCAGAGGAATATTACACATATGGCAACAAGGAAGCAAAGACAGACTACAACGACATATGCAAAGACATTTTAACGGCTTTTGAGAACGAGAAAGTTAAATATGATTGTCAGTATAGAGCCGGAAGAATTAGTAAATATTCTTTGTTTTGCGACTGGATGGCAGGACTTCCTACAGCTTTCCCTATTTCTGATGATATTTTTCTTGGCTCTGCCGTTGATTGGCTTGCTGATATTTTAGACGAGACAGAAGAGGAAAAAGGCAGATATACAGAGGATAAGGCAGAAGCGACAGCATGTAATCTGCTTTACAGAGAGCTTACAAAACACGCTGCAAAAGCAAAATAATTAATTAGCAAGGTTGGCGCTTCCGGGGTTCGATTCCCCGGCTTGCTTTTACCGGGAAACTGGAAAAATTTGAATATGGAGGACTTGAAAATGGGAAAAACAAATATTGATATGTGGTATGGTGACAAGCCGGAACAGGTGACAGGATTAGACATATATTTTAATGATTTAGGCGGGTTTTATTCCGGAAATCTTCGCATTTTCGGGGAAATTGTTGGTGATTATTACGCCGACAGCGTACAAGACATAGAAAAAGCCTTTCCGCACCTTGCGAAAAATATTGAAAACTGTTTGAATTAGCCGCCGCAGAGGATGCCCGCCGGATCACTACCGGCGGCGGTTTTATGAAATTGAAAAGGAGAAATAAAAAATGAATGAAAATAACTATGTTTTGCACGCAAAAAACGGCGTTGTGCTTGTGACAGAATCGCAAGCAATTAACAACGCGCTAGATCAAGAAAAAAGCGGCGTTATTCCGCGTTACTCATTCCTGGATTATAAAACCGGTGAAAACCTCACACCGCCCGGATGGCTCGTGTGGTCAACTTTTGCGGACGGATGCGGCGTTGTGTACCGCAGATCTGACGGAAAAATGATCGTAACAACAGGATTTCAAGGGGATTTTGTTGTAATTTAAGGCGGTACCATTCCGCCTTTTTCGCGTGCTTGGTGCATCCGTTCCGGTTCGATTCCGGGAGCGCGGACTACATGGAAATCGGTTTCCATGCGCAAATTGACAAATAAACACAATATAAGGAGGTGGGAAAGATGGGAAAATATGAGTATATCGGAAAAAGGGAAATCATGCGCCGGGTGTCTGCCCTTGGTTATCTGGAAATATCCGGCAAAATGTGCGGCTACTCAAAGTTTGAGGGCGTGGAATGGGTGGAATCTGCAAAAATCAAAATAACCGCCCAACGTGGCGGGGATTGGATGCAGATCACGCAAAGACCGGAAAACGTAACACACACTTACAGCCGGTACGATGGGAAAAACTATCTTGACAAGTGGTAAAATGCGGTCTATGCTAGACTATAACTATAGTCGGGCAAGCGTCTTCTGGCGTTTGCCTGTGATCGGCAATATCATCAAATATCATCAATGAATTATCTATATATGGCATAACATATAGTGTATTTGTGCTATTTGCGGAATATCGCAGATAATTGCACGTTTGTTACACGTTTTTGGGAATCCGTAAAAATGGAATCTTGACCCCAAAACGCTACCCCAGGGGGGTACAAAAAAATTACGAAATATTTTTTGGGGCGCGGAAAAAATTTTCTTTCGTAAAAATCAAAGACCGCGCCGCATAATCACTTTTGCTCAACTCTTCTATCAGCCTTTCCCTAGTCATTTCCGGATTCGTCCGGTGCACGTACTGTAAGAGTTCTGAAATTTTATCCATTATGCAACAACCTCCATAAGTTCAATCAATAGTCTGTCTGCTATTTCAAATACTTCTCTTCCGTATGTAGTCAAGAAGTCTGCTACAATTTCCTCTGTATCAATATCCATGTATATATTATACGAAAGGCAGAACGCATGACATAATTCGTGGCATAGTACACGGTCAAGGAATCTTCCGCGTAGATCATCCGCAAGATATATCGTTTTCGTGTCCCTGTCGGTCATTCCTACCGTTCTGCTCCCGTCACTTCTCCGTAGCATATCGCTATGACGCGGTACTTTGACCAAATTCCATATTTCATTGTTTATCGTGAACAATTTACCACCTCACAAACAAAGAGGGCAAAATGCCCTCTCTATTACATTTTCGTGACAAGCGTAGTCAGCTTTGTCTTGGTCAACTGCTTCTCTTCTGGAGACATACCGGAAAACAGTTCGGTCACATCTTCTGAAAGAGATTTCATGTACTTTTCAAGCTCTTTCATCTTTGCGTCCTTATCTTCCGGCGAATTTCCGTTATGCATTTCCTTTGTCTCCATGTAACTTCTTCGACTCATACCGGCTCTGCCCTCTCTTGCATCGTGAGTACCGGTACTCATGCCATTATTTCCGCTCATAGGCTCTGAATAATACATCTTTCCCATACTCATTCTGTCAAGGTCTCTCATTCGCTCTGCATCCGACATATTTTCCCATTCCCGGTAATCTTCCGGCATCTGATGATAATATGGAGGTTCTACATATCCTCTGCGTGTTCCACGTCCTTTCGGTGCGAATCTGCCATTTGCATAGCGGTAATGGTCGTAAAATCTTCTGTCTGGATAATCCTCGTACTGTTCAAGCATACGCATAATATCCTCGTTATTTTCAGACTTTTTCATTGCTTCAACAATGTTATAGTCTTTGTCAAAGCATACGATGTTCTTTGCAATTTCCGTCCAATCCTTGAGATCATCAAGGTTTTGTCCTTCAAAATTCTCGATTCCGATTCCGTCAACGTGGGCTTTCACGCAATCCATAATCTGTTTCGCAAACTTATGCATAATATCAAGCCTCCCTTACTGCAATCAAATTACTGTTCTGAACCTCGATAGCCTGTGTGGACGTATTCTGCACGGCTACGGTACTGCAACAACCGCATGGCACATCAACATATGCTTGTGCTGATACATTAAAGAAATTCTCAACTGCCGCAGGGGTCACGATCATCTTTGTTGACTGTAAAGGCTCTCCGTCTACTGCAATGGCAAGCGAAATCTCTCCAACTGTGCCGCCTGTCGGAATCTGAATGTTGCCGGAATACGATACCAAAAATCTAGCTTTGCACTGATTGGTGATACCTCTTAGCTTGATAATTCCACTTCCCTGTCTGTGTACGATACATTTTGTTCCGTTCACTGCTGTTTCTGTGAACGCAACATCTTCTCCAGCAGCAACGGTTTGTAATGCAATTCCTGTTACTTCCATTATTTTTACCTCTCTTTCACAAAAATAAGGGCAAACATTATAGTCTGCCCTTTGATTATAAGTAATACTGCATAGCAGACATGATTGAGTTAAACTCAATTAAGATACTCAATTATTTAGTTTTAGCAGCCACATCCTGTGTTGCATCCGCATCCATATGCATAAGCATTTGGGTTAGGTACAACATATGCCGGAATGGCAGACGGATTTACTGCATTGATAATCTGCTGTGTCTGAGCTGCCATCTGAGTTGTAAGTAATGCACTCTGACGATCCTGTGAAGCTGCTCTGCGAAGGTCGCTATTTTCTGCCTGTAAGGAAGAAATTTTTTCATTGCAGAGATAATCAAGAATAGCGCGTGTTCCTGCGTTCTGACTGTCGATAATATCTCTCGTGTTGCTGTTCATGGTGTTCTGCAATGCGCAAGTGTTAGTTGCCATGTTGTAGTTTACGCCTTGGATAGCTTCTCTTGTTTCACAGCAACAGTTTGCAAGCTGTGACTGTAATGCGTTTGTATTCTGCATATTAGCGACTGTATCAGCGTTGATAGCCTGCTGAATTCCGAATCCGGTCTGCAAAATGTTTGTGTTGATGCCGTTCATGCCTGTTTGCACTGCATAGAATCCGTCACAAAGTCCGTTTGTAATGCCGTCAAGTTTTGACACAACCGCCTGATTGTCAAATCCGCGCTGGATTTCGCTTCCGACACCACCATTCATTCCGTTTCCTCCGAATCCGTTACCGAATCCACCCCATCCAAAGATAGCGAAGATAACGATAATGAACCATAACCATGAGCCTTCTGCGCCCCATCCATTGTTATTTCCGTTTCCGTCAATGTTCGCAACAAGCGGAACGGATGCACAATTACCTGTGTTAAACATAGAATTTACCTCCATAATTCATTTTTATATACATAATCTTGCAAGAATTAGTATCACATTCCTAATTGGCTTTTAAACGACTCAAAAGCCTTATCTGCGTCAATTCCCTTTTCTTTGCACAAATTCCTAGCCATCTGCTCGATGCCCTTGGAATCTCCCTTCTGTGCCATCTGCATAGCATTTCTAGCCATAGGGTTGCTCATTACGTTGTTATTCCCCATCATTTGTTGTAAAAACTGCTGTGGGTTTTTCATTCCCTGTAACATCTGCATAGGATTCATTAAGACTCACTCTCCTTTTGTGTTCGCGAAGATTTTCTTTGCGTTTGCGAAGATAACTTATCTTCCAACTCTTCCATCTTTCCAAACAAGCAATCCAATTTGTCAGTAATAGCCTTTGTCGCATCATCAGATAGCCCTATTTCGATTTTTTTATCGTCACTTGAAGAATCTGCCATCTGCTCATTAAAAGGCTTGTAAACGGTCTTTCTGATTGTTCCATTGGCATCCCATTGTTTTGCAACGATTGCGCTCATGTCCTGCATCGGGAAGAACGCAACACTTCCATCCATAGGCACATCATTCGCCATGATTGCTGACTCCGACTGCACCACTTTTCCTTGGATTCCAAGAAACTGCGGTTGCATCTGCGGAATCTGTGGCTCTGGCTGTTGAAACCTCTGCATTGGGTTGTACTGATATGCGGCATAGCTTGGGTTTGGATTAAATGCCATATTCTGATTTTGCATCTGATACATTCTCTTCCTCCAATACTTCCTTAATTGCGCGAATCATTGCTGACTGATACACGAGCGGAACCTTTGACACATCTTCTCTTGTTAAGATTTTTTCAAGAATTTCATCTGTAAATAACATTCCGCATCCCTCCTATGCTTATATTTTTGCATAAAAAAATACGGTTCTTCCGCAAAAAATAAGCAGAAAAACCGCATAAAAAAAGAACGCCAAAGCGTTCCAAGTCTACTATTTTCAGAAAAGAATCTAAAGCACTTGTGCAGACTCCTTTCTTTTGTGTTCAGTTTTTGAGTACCATTTTGAGTACCAAAGTTTTTAAGACGCCGCAAACACAGTGTTTATGCGACTTTTAAAACAGTCCGTACGGGAATCGAACCCTAAAGTAATTGCCTTGAAATGGCTTAAAATAGCCATTCTTTCAATTTTTCTTTGAGTACCTTTGAGTACTAGGGACTCATAATGCTTCGATTAAGTCAAGTTCCTGTCTCTTTTCCTCAATTCCGGTACGATCAAAATAATAATGATCTTTTGTGCAACTAATGTCTGTATGCCCCATAGTATCAAGGATTGTGGACTCTTTCACTTTTCCGTCAAGCAAGATACTTCCATACGTCTTTCGGATTTTGTGCGGAGATTTCACTTTCATTCGCAGTTCATGTTCGCAGATATACCGCAAACGTTCACGAAAGTTGTAGGATTTCAGCCGTTCTCCATCTCTCTCAAATAGATATTCCCCGAAGGGATTTCTCTTTCGTACTTCATCGAGAATCCATTTGTACTTATCCGGCAATATAGCAAATCGCAATCCGGCTTCTGATTTCGGAAAATCTTTGACCTCATAGCGAAAACCATCATCATCCCGGTAGCGAGTCTCTGTAGAATTGATAGCAACCGTGTAGTTTTCAACATCTTTCCGCTTTAATGCCGACAATTCCCCGACACGTACTCCTGTCTTAAACATGAATAGCAACCCAAGGTTTACGATATCCAAGTGATTCCTTAAGTACATCTCCATGCGTTCCTTTTCATCCGGCATATATACTTGGTCTTTTGCCTGCCGAACTACATGCTTAAATGCTTTTGGTGATATATCCATGTCTTTCAGCGTATATGTAATGGAAAACTTAACATACTTCTTTCGCTTGGCATACTTAAAAATTCCATAGATCAGCGTCCGAAAATTTGAGAATGCCTTGGAAGTCATGTTGAAATCATGGATGCTATTTCGTATAAACGTTTCAAGGTCGCATTCGTCTACGCTTTTTATTCTATTATCCTTTATGCCATCAAAGTACCTCTGAAAGTCCATTAAGTATCTGTCATAGGTTGCCCTGCTTATTTCTTCAAGTTCCAGCTTTTGTGAAATCCAACGGTTGAAGATTTCCTCTACTGTAGGATCATCCTCCCTCTCTTTCCAATAGTCAATGATTTTCTGCTCGACCGCTTCTCTGCGCTTTGCCTTGATTTTACGTCTGCCTTTTACTTCATCCGGCAGATATGAGTACCAGTTCTCATCCTTTCCTTGATAGATTTTATAGGGATTTTTGTTGAGTAATTTTTCTCTCTTTTGCATAGTGACTTGTCTCTGCACAAGTGCTATGTCGAGAATACCACTATCAACGGCATATTTCAACAGTTCTTTTTCATCCAATCAAATACCCCCGTTCTTTCTATTTTATCTTTTATATCTCTCACTCTGTACTCTATCGTTCTTAGTGACAGATTTTCTTTTGCGGATATTTGCTTTTGTGAAAAACCACGGCAGAGAAGAGAGAAAATCCTCTCCTCTTCTTCCGTGAAATTGGCATTTTCTTTGATTTGTTCAAGTTCTGGCTTAATGAATTTTGTAAATTTCATAAGCCATTTCTCCTTATTTTATTGGTTGATATTTATATGTTTTCAATATTAAAAACATAAGAATAATTGATAAAATCTATAAAACTATTGTTGACTCCATATTTCCTTATCAAGAATATATTGCCTGATAAATCTATCTGCGTACTGTGGGTGTATCATTGACCTTGCTGTTTTAACATTGTCTGTCCCTGTTTTTACACAATGCTCTTTTGCCATTGTTCTTATAGCGTCCTTACATTCGATAGCGTTATAACTAATTGGCTCAAAAATAAGATTGTTCTGTGGCTCGCAATTCAAAAACCAATACTGTGTAGGCTTTTTAAAGTAATCTCCGCTATCTCTCCTATCTCTGTCAATTACCGCTGGGGAATAGCACCAATATCGTCTTAAAAAATGCTCTTCTGAATAAGGATTCTCCATTACTAGCTTTAATCCTTTTCTCGTGCAAATAATAAACATTTTGTTTACCAAATCATACATAAGCGAAACTTCTTTAAGCAAATTCATATCAAATTCGCATTTTTCTTCTAAAGACCATTTTTTCTGACTTGCCGACTGTCCTCTGAACCACAGCATTATCTGATTTTCAAACCTTATGCAAGGGAAAAATGCAAATATCAAATCATCTGGGCTTATCTTATCAAACAAACTCGGCTCACCTTGATACCCCCTATCAATTTCTTCGAAAAGGTCAGTAACATAGTCGGTCTCGTTAAATTCATTCTGAATATCATAGTCGTAGGCTTCAATTCCATACTTCTTGAAAGCATTCTTGAATGTTCCTGACTGTTCAAATAAACAATGTACTTTCATTTTAAATCTACCAAAAGGAAACCTCGGTTTTATGTGCGCACAACCTATTCCTTTCTTTGATTTTTAGTTAGTTACTGTGGCTTTCTGCCTGTCTGAAAATACTCGTCATAAGCGTCAACTGTATCACGCATTTCAACCATAGCCATATCAAGTGTTACATCTTTTTTATCCAAGGCTCTTTCTGCATAATCTTTAATTCTCATCATTAAAGCCTGTGCTATTACTATATCTGCATTGTTACTCACTTTGAATCACCCACTTTCGTATCATCAACAACCTTGATTTTTCTGCCACAAGCATTACAGTAAATATCAATTCCTGTCGCATAATTAATCCTCATTCTCCCGCACTCTGTGGCATAAATTGGGAAACCATGGGGCGTGTGAGTAACATACCATTTGCATTGTTCCTCTTTCTTATCATTGTTCACTCTGTATCACCTACTTTCAATAAATCCACAAACCTTTAAGTTGCAACCTCGGTTTACCGAGGATTCGTTATTCCTTTCTTTCTTCTAAAATTTCATCCAAGCAGGCATTGTACCCTGCATTCATCAATGTCTGGTTGCTTTCGCTCTCTGTACCAATCGTGCGTTTATGCTCTGGCAATTCTCGGAGCGGACACCAATCCGGCTTCTTTCCGTTTGGTACAAATTTTCCTGTCGCGCAGCACAGGTATTCGTCATCATTCTCTGTCTCATAGCACAATGTGCATTTCTGGCACACCTGTTCCGGCATATCCATAACCAATACTGCTTTAGCCATACCATCACCCTTTCTTTTTAGGCTTAAACTTAAAAACATCATTTTTCTGACGGCTTACCATGCTACGATAGCCGTTCATTTTACTGGCTCTGCTTTTACTCATACCTCACACTCCTTCCGGTTTCTCACACCGCTCAAATTCGATCACCCATACCCAAGGATTCGCATCCCAACCGTAGCGGTCAATGTCGGATTTCTTTACGGTTGAATCCCATAGGGTTTCAAACTTCTCTAAGCTAAAATCATGTTTTCTATTTAAAGTTTCTCCATCTGTCACAGCACTTGTTTCAATATTTATACCCTCTCTGTGGCATCCATCCACCGTGATTTCCTGCAACCGCTCCACTCGTACGTCGGTAACGCGAAGCCAGATTCGCGCCGCCTCTTTTGGCATATGGATGGATGGTTTCCACTTTGTAACATCGGCAATGTCATTTCTTTGCCAATCTTCGTAGTAATAGTATCCGTTCGGTGCCTTTTTCCATGTTTCCCGGACATACAGAATATCGCCCGGCTGATATGGAGCTTTGTATGCAGTATTTATCAGTTCTATATCTGTCATATCGCAATATGGTTTGAACATGAGTTTCTTTTCTTTCAAGAATTTTTCAGGTGCTCCATTTTTGCATTTATCCGGCAACATCCCTATGAGCTGTTGCGATTTCACAATTTTTCTGGTGCAACTCTTTCTACCTTCCAGAATCGCCCGAACCATCTCGGCATTGAATAAAATCGGTAACACCCTACTCATCTTCTGGCTCCTCCTCATAGCAGCTATACACAATCGGATTGCCAGTATCACATTCACAGTTGTTCCAGTCAATATCTTCCAATGCTCTGTCTTTTGCAATCTGTTCTGCTTCTTCCCGCGTATCAGCTTCGATGTCATCATAATCAATCGAAAGTTGCAAACCCACGCTTGCATTCCACTTAGCCATTCACTCCACCGCCTTTCACGATTTTAATTGCGTCTGCAAGCTCCACTACTGGCATTGTTCCAAGTCTTTCTGCTTCATCTGCATTACTGTATGCTTCCAACTGCCCCACAACCTTGTCCACATCGTAGGCGGTCGGCTGTGCATCTATCACGCTTGCCAATGTTGCCAAACTCACTCTCCTAAAATCATCATCAGATTTACTCGCATTCATGCAATATTCTTTTAGTGCGTCTGCACCAATCAGCTTCATCGTTTTTTATCTCCTCTTTTCAAATAATCAAAAATCTCATGTCCAATCATCCCTACAACTGACAGAATGCAAAAAAGATTAACTCCAAATTCTGTTAGAATATCTAACCTAACGGCTATAAGTATTAGTAGAAAGAAATTTATGTACGATTGAAACATCATTCTTCATCACTCCTTTCAATTTTCCTGCCGCATACAGGGCAGAATTTAGACAGCTCCCTTTGAAACGCATCTATTCCAAAATCATAACCGCAGCACTCTGTAATTCCATCAATTATCCGAGTTTTTTCATTGTTTCGTTCCACAGCCGCCCGACATTCTTCCAGTGTGCCGATTGCGCGGTACTGTTGTACTTCTTCAAGTGCCTTGATTGCTACTCTAGTAGCTTTCGCAACTCTGCATTCCCCATATTCACAATTAAGCGGTCTGTCTGTGCCTTGTGCGCATTCATAACAACTGTCTTTCTTCAATATCTTAATTGCTTCACTCGCTGTCATATTATTCCTCGCTTTCCAACAACTCTGGATTGTCAAAAATATTACCAATAACTTCATATTCCGTATCATATTCAAGCCTATGTTTATAATATTTTTCGTTAGGAATTGTACATATAATTTCAAAATCTCTAAATGTTATAAGCGTATTCACCTTGCTATTATTTATTTTTACAATGTCATTCTCCCAAATCAGATTGCCGTTCTTGTCCTTAAGTCCGGTGCACTGGCAGATGGTTCCCGGAAATACCGAATAAAAAGTAATGTCCTCTCCGTCCCATACCTCAATTTCTTCAATCTTGCCATCTTCACCGTAACTCGGCACTCCCTGTACCCATTCCCCATTATCAATCCGCTTTCCACGGAATAAAAATCTATCTTCCATCCTTCACCTCATCTAATCCATCCAACGCATAACAGCCGCTTAAGCCTTTCAGCTTTACAACTACGGTTCCGCATACACTATACGGCTCACTTGTAACTTCAAAAATCTTGCCTTTATTTTTCTCTGACACATAGTATTTGTCGTTCATTACTACTTTCTTTCCTTTAATCATTGATTTTCCTCCATTTCTTTCAGCTTGACTTCTGCTTCCTCACGAGTAAAGAATACCGATTTATTAATTTCGCAAATGCTGCATTGTTTAGCTACGCTTTCACGTATGTAGTACGCCTTATCACTACAATTCTCGCAAAATCCTCTAAAACACATTCCAGACCGATTACTTTTGTTTTTTCCGCAACAATACTCGATGGAATACACTGGTGCATCTTCACTGATTGGCAACCGCAGAAACAATCCCTGTTCATCTGCATCCTCGTAATCCGCCAACTTCTCCATTGCGCAATAACCTTCTTCACAATTGGAATAATATGAATTAGGCTTTTCGCCATAGCACTGATACAAGGTTTTTAATGTTTCTTTCTCGTAATTCTCTTTTACTAAGATTCCATCCGCTGTCCGTTCTGTTAATCTCTCCATGTCTATTCCTCGCTTTCTGCCAGCTTTGCCATTTTCCAATCGCTTATATCGCCACTTCCGCGCGCACTCCAAGATGTTGCTCCGTATCCCCATGCGTACACTATTCCGTTCTCGTATTTTGCAAAATATCTTTTTTCCCACGAATTTTTTTCGCTATTTCTTACCAAAATCGGCGTATCGACCGGAACTTTACTCCAATCAACAGGCGGCTCAACATATTCTGAATTAAGCCATTCGCGGAAATTATATGTACTTCCTTTGCACGAATCTGATTCATAAAAATCGCACTCTTCACATTTAATTTCTTCGCAAATTGCAGGCTTTCCATTTTTTAATCCAAACAGTGCTGTGTTTGCCGCAAGTTCTATAATCTCATTTCCGTATTTTTCTTTATTTGTCATATTAAACCTCCAAATCGCATACAAACTTAATCTCATTCGCCAAACTCTGCGCTATCATCGGTACAGTCAACTGAAACTGCTTGTAATTAGCCAATGTGTCGATGTAGTCAATAAACTTGTCCGTGAACTGCTGTAACTGCTTCACAGACAGCTTAAATTCCTTTTTCAGAATCGTAAGCGTGAGCGCGAAATAGTTAAACAATGACGCGCTGGAAAGTCTGTAGGCTTCACGCTCGATACAAAATCCTTTCTTGGCATATAAGACCATTAACTGCCGCTGCGGAATCTGTTCAACTTCTGTCTTGGTATCAATGTCGTATTTGTCTTTCAGGTAAACAGCCAAGTCCTTTCCGTTCTTCCCGCCGCATGATGCTTCATCCAAGTAAGATTTCAAAAAATCCTGTAACCGGATGATTCTTGTCTGTCCGAATCCGAATTTGTCATGCAGAATTATGTACCCAATCACGACAAAATCTTTGTATGATTTTGATATAACCTTATCAGCATTGCGCTTTTCAAAGTCGTTTCGCCCAATAATCCGCATTTCCTGTTTTGTGTAAAATGTCGGCTTTTTATTCCGTCTCAACGCATTGCTCATTTCTTTGATTTCTCCTTTCTGTATGTGATTTCCAACCATGCAAAATGACTCAATACAAGCTGTCTTGCGCGTTCTTCAATCTCCATGCCTTTGTATTTGTTTATCAATGATTCTCCGGCTTTTACAACTTCATCCCACCAAGAATCAGTGTTGTCCGGTGAATAGTATTTCTGAATGAATTGCCAATAATCCATAAATACTTGCCATTCTTCCGAACCCTTTTCAATCTTTGCACTTGCCATAGCCACTACCTCTAAAATGGACAATTACCATTGTATGGCTTGAATCCGTCCCCACGTTCTTTCTTTTTTATTTCCGCAACAACATCATCAAGCGGTTTTTCGATTTCAACAAACTTCATGTGATCTCCATCAAACTCCATTGCTTCGCGCATTGTCATTCCCTGCCTGTTCTTCTCGATTTTTACACCCTTGGCTCCCTTGTCATTGTCTGACAGATTCCACAGCATAATTATGTTTGACGCATCCTGTTCGATTGCCCCGGATTCCCTCAACTCTGCCATGGTAGGCTCTTTTGTGTCTCTGCTTTCGGAAGCCCTTGTTATCTGTGAAAGTGCTATTACATGTGTATTTAAGTCTCTTGCAACCGATTTTAAACCTCTTGAAATTGATGCTACTTCTTCATTTCTTCCGGAATATCTGTTATCCGGCATAAGCAATTGCAGATAGTCAACAACGATAACGTCAAAGTTTTGGTGTCTGCATTCTGACTTTATCTCTCTCGGGGATACAGTCCCGGATGCCACCCATAATTGATAATCGCTCATCTCTTCATTTGCTTGGTTAAATTTTTCCTGTTCATCACCGAGAAATGCTTTTGCCCTTCTGATTCTCGTTAAGCCGATTTCCGCAAGTCTTGAAATAAATCGCTCATACACTTGCTTATCGCTCATTTCCAAGTTAAAATATGCAATTTTAAGCCCTTTCTTTGCCATATTTCCGATAATCTGTGTTGTGAGTGCGGATTTTCCGACTGCCGGTCTTGCGGCAATTACTGTTACATCACCGCGTTCAAGATCGCCAAGCGCATCATCAAGTTGCGATAACCCGATTTTTATACCACCCTCTCCAACGCTTTCGTTGAAATATTTGTCTTTATTCTCAACTGAAATCTGCTTAATTGGTTTTAGCTTTACTTCTTTCCCCTCTTGCAAATGTTCAAGTCTTGTAAGAAGATCGCTGATTGTATCATCAATGTCACATGGTTTTAAGCTGGATTTCTGATACATGTCACGAACCGTTCTTACTTTGTATTCTTTCGCAACCGCATCGGCATAGCTTTTAACCATAGTTGAAGTGATTGTTCCGGTAATGCAGGATTTCATCAATTCGCTAATCTGTTCCTGCGTGTATTTGTGATTCTCGAGTGCCATTGATAAAGACATTGGGTCAATGCTTTCATTCCGGTCATACATTGCAAGCATTTCCTTGTATGTGTCCTGCGCGAAATCCGAACTAAACATTTCCGGTTTCAGTGTTCGCCAGATGCTATTTAGCACATCATTGTCAATCAGTACACACCCGATCACTCCAAATTCTGCTTCTGTCAATTGCAATCACCTCGTTTCTCCGCAATCTGCAACCAATAATCACAATCATTTTTCAGCCAATCAACATATTTTGGAATGTACCGAAAATCCTTATCGTCTGGATTCTTTTCTTGATAGTCACTCAAATATGCTTCTGTGGCTTTGTATAACAGCCGTGCAATGTCCGGTTGGTTCTCTTCGATAACTTCTAGCACCTTATCCATCCAAGCCGTTTTAGAGGTACTGTACGCTGTTTTCTTGGGGTATATACTAAAAGTCTTTTTCCATGCATCGTCAAAATCAAACAAATCTCCGGAATCGGGCGACAGCGAATTTTCTTTTATATTTTCTTTCTCTTTATCTTCTTCTTTTTCTTCTTCTTTTTCTTCTTCTTTTTCTTCTTCTTTATCTGAAACAGCGACGTCAGACGATTTATCGGGCGATTTTTGCTCAATTAGGTTCTTCTGCTTCTTTCTACGATTCTGCTGATATAGCCTGTCACGTTCCTTTTTCTTCTCATAAGCGTCAAGCGTTTGATGCTTATTCCAATTCGGAATCGTTATCACGTTGTCAACAACTTCAATCATTCCAAACTCTTCAAATGTCTTAAGCGCAAGCCTTACCGTGTTCAAATCTCTGCGGAAAATGGTGGCAAGCATTTCATCTGTGAATGGTAGTTTATTGCTCATCATAAACACACCGTTGTTATTCTGTTTTCCGGCAAGAATAAGAAGTTTGAACCAAATCGTAATGATGCTATCCGCACTCGGCATACTCTCAATCAGCAGAATCTTTTCATCATCAAAAACATCTGTTGTGATCTTAATCCACTTGACTTCTGCCATTTAATCACTCTCCTCATATGTATTTTCAGAAATCAAAGCCATAAACTTCTCATACTGCTTTTCAGAAACTTTGTTACCCTGTTTCTCCGGCTTCAAGCGGATTTCAAGGTGCTTTTCAGCGATATGCGATAATTCCTTGGCAAGACTCTTTTTGCCTTGCTTAATGCCGTCATAATAGCCTTTTGCCGGCTTAAATTCGTTTATCTTTTCTTTTCCTGTGCCTTGACCGCCAGCCGTTTTGTTGTAACGGCATTGATAACCTTTCTTTGTATATTCCAAAATCCAATATTGTTCCATTTCATCAAGTTTCTCTCTCGGATAATGGATAAAATTCAATTTCCACCCATACGGATTTTCTTCACTATAAAATCCTCTTTTTTTAATCGAAAGATCTATGTGCTGATAACCGGATAAATGTGAAATATTTCTCTCTAAGCAGTCAACACTCTGACCTATATAAAAGTAAGATATACCGTTTTCATCAGTCCTCGTGTAGAAATAAATTCCGCTCTGATTTTTCATTTCCGGACAAATGCTTAATATCCGTTTCTCGTTGTTCTTTTTTATTGCATATAGCTGCTTATAATTTACATTCGGCATTTTCTTCTACCTCTCAATGGCGTTGTTAATATCTCTTCGATAGTCCAACCCATATCCTTTCTATGTAATAAGCAATGTGCATTTATACCTACTATTTCAGCCCACTCAACAACCCTATGGGTTTGTCCGTTGTGCTCCCAAACAGGCGAACCCGATAAATCTTTACATTTTTTACTGCAATAAACCGCGTCATTGTAATGACCACCTCTTTTGGCGTTAAATGAATTATTGCAAATAGGACATATTTTCATATAGTCTTTTGTGTTTGGATGCTCTCTGCAATAAAGAATCCTTCCGCAGCGATTGCTACATGTTTTTTGCCCATTTCTCTGCTTTTTCACAAATTGCTTTCCGCAAACAGGACATTTTAAAAATTTTTCCTCTAAAGGAATGCTATTTCTTTTGTTTTTAGCTTGTTCTGCATTTGTTACAAACCTGCAATTGCTAGGCTCGTAATTCCCATTAACATCAATTCTGTCAATGGTTAAAATGTTCAATCCCTTATCCGTCTTTTCCTCTTTATACCTGTTTGCGATTGCCCAATCGTGGAAACTTAGAAAATCATTCTTCCATTCATCACACATTGCAATCCCTCTTCCACCGTAATTTTTATAGTCGCGAGAAGTTTTGCAATAGCAACGATATTTAATACTTTTCCACAGAGGATATAATCTACCGCATTTATTTGATAATCCGTGTTTATATCCCATCCAATCACTTCCTCTCCAATGGCTTCATGCTCATTTGAGCCACAAACTTTCCGTAGCTCATACCAGAAGCGCGTGCCATATGATTCACAGCCTTGATTGCATCGTCCTTTTTCTTTGGCTTTCTCAAGCGTTCTTTAACTTCATTGCCGATGCAGTCTTGGCAATCAACTTTTCGTTCATCTATCGTCATAAACAACCTGCCACATTTCGGGCATATTCTTGTATACACAATTCTTCCAGCCTTTTTAAAATTTCTAAACTGTGCAAATCTTTTGGCACATTTTGGTCTACAGTATTTTTGATCTGGTCGCTTCGGCTCAAATTCAGCCATACAGTATTCACATATTTTCAATTTTTACCTCCAATCTTTTGTAAGGGCGGTGCGGTAAACGCACCGCCAAAACATGGCTTTCAATAAGGTTTGTGATAACTATTCGCCAAACAAGATAGTTTCTTTTAGGCAAATGCCAAGGTGTTGCAACCTATTTTAATATTCAAGATTGAATGTAATTCTTGGGTTATATACGCTACCCTCGTTATCGTCGATTTCATAAAAATCGACATCTTCATCGAACTCTGCAGTTACGGTTACTTCCTGCGTGTCGTTCTCATTGTTCCTGTCAAATTCCGCTTCAACATCGGTATCGAATTTTGCTTTTACATGGAACTCCACTTCTGTATCTGGCTTAAACTACACCAAATCTTGAATCAACTCATATACTTTCATATCTGCTCCTTTCAGAACGGACAAAGGTTCATATCAACCTCTAGCCCTTTCTCTGCAACATAAACATTCGCTCCATATTCAATTGTTTCTTTCGTTCGTTTTAGGAATAACGCGGGATCTCCGCTTGTGTCCGATAAGTGTATTAAAACGACATTCCGTAAAGCCGGGTTGTCGTTCGTCTGAATAAATTTAAGTGCCGTATCAAGGCTCATATGCCCTCGTAAACGGTGTTCGTAATTTGGCTCATTCCGATTGACAAATTGCATATCGTAATTGGCTTCACAAAGAATGTGATTAACCATCTGGTTCGAAAAATCGTATTTGCAATATTCCAAGTCGGTCAAGAATAACAGTTTGCCCATTTCCTCGTGTTTGATTAAATAGCCGTAGCACTCTATTTCTGTATCATGCGGTACATTAAAGGGAGTAACCGTAAAACTGCCGATTTGCCGTGTTCTGCGTGGCGGAATGGCTATTGTACGCTCTCCTGTAATGGTTTCAAGTGCTGTCTGCGTTTCAAATGCCGTATAAACCGGAATGCCGGATTTCATAAAATCTTTTATGTATCGTGCATGGTCTCCATGTTCGTGGCTCACAATGCAACCGACAACATTTGCTATTTTCCAATCAATCATCTTCTTAAAATCAAGAAATTTGCATCCTGCTTCGATTGCAAGGATTTCTCCATTGTCGGCAATTAAGGCGTATGAGTTTCCGGAACTGCTTGAATTCAAAACTCTGAGTTTCATACCCTACTCCAATTCTTCCTCTGCCGGAAATTGAAAGATAGCATTGCTAATGCATTCTATTTTTGACGGCTGATTTTCTGTTTGCACCATAATTCCGCATTTCTTTAATCTTTCAAATTCCCTTGCCACATCTTCCGAAATATCAACATTCTGCATTACGATAGGCGTACCGATATATGCATCTCTAAGCATTTCCATAGCCTTCTTTGCTTTTTCTTCGGTGGAATATTCAGCAATTCGCATGTCATCAGTAAGCGACTCAACACCTGTTAAGTTTTTGTTCAGGAAATAAATCCTTGACTTGAATTTCTGAATAATCACCTCTTCGTATGGCATATCAAGCGTTCCGTCCTGTGATATAACTCTCATGGCAACCTCCTAATCTTTCATAAAGTCCGGTACGTTCTCGTCATTCTCAACAACTTTCTCCGGCTCAACTGCTGCACCGTCGGTCGCTTCGGATTCTGCTACGACAAATGGTTCTGAATTGGCGTTTTCTGCAATTTCTTCCTGTGTCTGCACATAGGTTTCATCAAGCTGATTGAAGGACTGCTTTGCCATGCTATTGAAGTCCTTGCGATACTTCTTGATTGCATTGTTGCGCATTTTACGAACAATCATTGATTCCGGTGTGTCGAGCCATGCCGCGCTGATATAAGGCTTTGCAACTTCACATTCCAACATTTCATCAACTGTTGCGCATTTTCTCAAAGCATCGAAAATCTCCTCTTTCTTAGCCTTGATTTTGCTCAACTGCTCGGCTGATGCCTTGTAACGATTCTGACAAATTCCGAAAGTCTCATTCATCAGATTGTTGCGCACATGAGCGAACAGATTAACCTTTACGCCGTCTCTCTCTGCGATCAGATACTGAAATGTGCCGTCCTTTAATTTCAGAGGATAAACAACACGGACAACTTTCTGCGACCGTCCCACTTCTTCCCATTCCGGCGGTGTCATTTCGATACCCTTATGCTTTGGATAGGAAAACTCGTCACCGTCTTTAACAAGCCAACAAGGATATACGGTATCTACATTTTCTCCGTAGTTACGAAGTAATGCATCGTTGCCGTCCCCCTCAATTCCCATTTCTACAACCTGCACATAGTTGTCTCCGGACTTCTTTGTTCTAAGCTGAAAATAGCACTCTCTCGGCACTGCATTAGCATTTAGTTTAAGGCTTGCGCACTGACCGACAACCTCTCGCAGATTCGATGTATCAAGTCCGTTTAAATCCTTGATTTTATCGCTATCCTTAACAAGCTGATAAATGCTTGTCATAGCTGACATGGCGCACTGCTTTGAATAATCATCATACGGCACACCGCATAACTCGAAATCTTTTGTAACAAGATTCGTGATTGAATTAGTCCACTGGCTGACCGCAGTGTTGACTTTCTGTACCTCTAAACTGTTGTTTTCTGCCATAATTACTTATCCTCCATTCCGCTTAAAATAGCTTTGATAACTTCTGCCATGCATTCTTTTTCTTCATTTTTCAATGTATCTGTATCTTTCTTTTGCTCCACACTATCATTCGCTCTCTGCAAAGCACGGTTGTATTGCTTCTCTCCTAGAGCATTCCTTAATGCTGCTAAAAGAGTTATAAATTCAGCCATGACAACAGGCTCTCTTCCGTTTATTTCTATTGTTCCTAAATCTGATTTAATCATATCTATTCCTCGCTTTCTTAATATCTTAAAATCTTAACATCGTTATCTTCATAAAAATTATTGAATCGCTCATTTAACAGTTCTAATTGCTTCTTGAGAATTTCCTTTGCTTCATCCACGCACCGGAAAAGATTTTCGCTTTTGAGCTGCAGATTATCAATTCCCAATTCGTTGCAATTAAGATACCACGCGTCTCCGCAACCGCAAATTTTATGTATGCAAATGTCGATTCCGTGGTCTTGAGTTCTGAAAATCGTTCCACTTTCCACCGGTTCTCCAAACTTTGCATTGCTAATCAGCTTCATGCACACCCCTTGCTTTCTTCATACTTCTTCACAACTGCCACCTTATCAGCGCCGTAGGTTTCTACCCACTTCATATCCACAGATTCATCCGTAACCGTCAACTTTGCACCCTTGGCATTTACAACCGTGTCACCGGCTTTCAAAGAATCCTCGGTGCGGTACACGTAACTTCTTGCGCTGTTCGGGAATTTTGCTTTGATATACTGCATAATTACCTCTCCTTTTTCACATATCCATTTGACAAATTTTCAAGAATACGCAAAAGTCTTTCGTTGGTTTCTGAGGCTTTTTCAAGTTCTCTTATAAGTTTATATTCATTACACTCAAAGTTATCTACCTTTGTTCGCAAATCTGAGTTTTCAGCCTTCAATTTTTCAATATCATCCATGTACACGACCTCTCTTTCCTTTATTCCTCGCGTCTTTTTCGCAATACGGAAGAGAACAATGTCCGGCTCTTCCCCAGAACCCTTTACTTGCGCTCTTCCAACGCTTGCACGACATGCACCGCGCATCAGGCTGTGTGATGTTGTTCTTTGTGCCAACTCTTGACATTCTGATACCTCGCTTTCTAATTTTTGATGGTCTGATAGCATTTATCATGGTCGTTCCATTTAATAGGAATTGGTGCACCACAATCAATGCAATCCATATCAAACATTTCCTCATCCATATTCGTCATGTACTTGAAACGCTGTCCGCACTCACAATCTGCATAAATCGGTTTCAATGGTTCGCCAAAAAGTGAATCATCTCCGCAATTCATGCAATGGATGCCTTTGCTCTCTTTCTTCAAGCAGAAACCTCTTATCGCTCCGCATTTCTTACATTTCCAATAGATGAATCCTTTATATGTCAATCCGTGATAAGTCTCTTCAACAGGTTCTTTATGTTGTGCCGGTATGTTACTCGGAACTACAGCATTCGGAATTTTTGGAAGCGAATCAAGCTCTAACTTTGGTTTCTCAATCTCAATTTCTTTCGCGGAATCAAAATGAAGATAGTCTACCAACATGCTTGTAATCTTAGAGAAAAGTTCAACTGCTTTATCCCCGACATCAACAGAAATGCTCATTCCGTCTGTAGAAACTCTAATTTTCATTCTACACACCCTCCACTTTCAACTGCTTGTCCTCTGAAACGCTCAAAAGAATTAGCTGTGCATCCATATCCGGCACATTGAACTCATTCAGCGATTCTGCGTTATCAACAAAAATCGGCACGCTCACACCGTATAACTCGCTTAATGAGCGGATAATATCAAGTCCGGCTAAAATCTTGTGACCATTATTCAAATCTGAATATCCGACTCCATTCACGGTACACTCACAACAATCTTTCATACCGCCATTTAATTGCGTTTCGAAGAGTTTGAAATTAACTGTCTTAAAATGGCTATTGATAGATTCAGAAACCTTATTCAGCTTGAAACGAATGAACTCTTCCAAGAGGTAAAGCATCTGTTCCTGATCTGCAACTTTCTGCCCGATTTCTTTCTGTTCGTCTCTAAGCGTTTCGATGCGATCATCAATCATAACGTTGTTAGCCGCCTGTGCGATAATCTTATTTACTTCGTCAAGCTGGCTCTTTAATTTTGCTTTATCTGCTTTTGCGTCCTCAACAACCTTATCTGCGCCCTTGGATTCTAACTCTGCAATATCAGCAAGCAATTCATCCTGTCTATCCTTTAACTTGGCATATTCTGTGTTCTGCGTATAATCAGCGCAAGACGGAAGCTTAGAAATCTGTTCATCAAATCCTTTGATAATGTCAATTTCTTCCGCTTCACGCAGTTTCAATGTGTTGATTTTGTTCTCTAATTCCTTATTGTTCTCGGTCAGCTCCTTAATCATTTCAGCGCACGCATTTCCATAATCAACAATCATGGCAAGCGTTTTCGCGTGTTCTTCATTAAATACTTCGATTGCATCTGCTTTTCTCTGCGAAAAATCGGCTCTTAAAGACTCTATTTTATCTTCCGGCAATCTTTGTCCGCATAACGAACAAACCGTTGTAGATTCGTCAAATACCCACTTTGAATCGTCAAACTTCTTTTCCTTTTCCTCTTTATACTTTTTCGCAAGTTCAGCTTTCTTAAGAGTCTGTTCAGAAATTGTTCTTTTATTGCTATCAACAGAGTTCTGCGCATTTTCGATAGAGAATCGAATATCTTCCAACTTTTCCTCATGTTCGTATTTGTGTTTTTCAATCTCACGTTTCTTGCTTGAAAGCTCGTTATTCATGGTCTGCGCGATAGCTGACATTTCAAACTGACAATTCATTTCTTCGCTGCGCATTTCATCAATCCGCACATCAGATTTCCCCATTAAATCTTCAAGTGCTTCAATCTTTCTCTCTAAATCGGCTTTTAACAACTCCTGCTCTGCCACATCTACATCAACCTTGGATTTCTCGGCTTCGTCAATACGAACCGGAATTTCAGCCTGTTTCTTCTTCCATTCAGATAATGCCTTGGAAAACTTGGCGCGAATATCGTCTGTAGATGGTGCTTTCTCCAATTCGTCAAGCAACGGTGCGTATTTGGCATCTGTCTGTGCCAACTCCACATCTGAAACCTCTGCAACAAGTTTCATCAGAATGTCTCTCTGATCTTTCCATTTCAGAGAAGAAAAATACTGTGGATTGGTCAGCATCTTAAACATTTCCTCACTCTGCGCCAAACCGGAAATATAAGCCTTAAATTCAGCTTCACTTTTCGGATAACCGTCAATCTCATAAGAATTTGGGTTTCCCTGCAATGATACCGTATTAGTTCCACGCTTCTTAACCCAATTCTGCTTCTGAACCTTGGAAAGTTCTACTTCTTTGCCATCAACTTTAATAACTCCCACAACCTTAATTTCCACGTTGTCAATGCGCTTTCCGTCCTTATCCAATGGTCTGACATTGAATTTTTCCTCGCCTGCACTGTTCTTGTTAAAAAGCAACCATGTAAATGCATCAAAAATTGTGGTCTTACCTACTGCATTCTGTCCTTTAATACTTGTCTTATTGGAGAAATTCACATCAAGGCTCTTAATACCTTTGAAATTCTCCATATGTAACGATTTTAAAATCATTCGCATTACTACACCCCCACGATTCCTTTTATTGAAAACTCATATGTAACTTTTTCCACAACGCGACCATCTTTACACGTTTTCTTGTATCTCCGGCTCTGCAATCTTCCGTATGTGCTTACCTTATCACCTAAAGCAAGTGAGTCCGTATACTCTGCACACTTTCCCCATGCAATGCAAGTAATTAAATCCTCTTTCCCATTCTCTCTTACGTTTTTAAGCTTCACATCACAGATTTTCCGACCCAGTGGTGTTTCTCTAAGTTGCTTTTCCTCGATAATTCCATCAAGGCTTACTTCATTCAAAGGACCATCATCCTCTGGTTTCGTGATTGTATCCGCCATAACGTACATAAGAATGGCTTCCCCAGATCCTGTTTTTACGTGCCGGGTAATTATCTTTCCCTCGACACATACCGTTCCGCTAATTCCCGTATCGCTGATTTTTTCATCGAAAAGTACCGGAAGTATATCTGCAACACCGCTTCTTCTTTCAACTCCGATGAAAAATTTATAAAAAATCTTACCGCTTGATTTATGACTTTCCCTTGGTGCTGATACAACATCGCCTATCAGTGTTATTCTGTTCTCCATTGCTTCTCCTCTCCATTTCTCTGTCAAGAACCTTTTCAAAATTTTCTTTATCATTCTGTTTCTTTCGTTTCCCTGCCAAAAGTTCAGCAAGCATACGCTTTTCTTCCGTGGAACATCTCGTGCCACTTATATACACAATGCCTACCATTCATCCTCTCTCATTCTGCGTTTTCTTTTAATTCGCTTGTCAAGTTCGGCTCTCTTTCGGTCTACCTCTGACCAGTAATACATAATTGCCGCAATTACTGCCCCGGCTACAAATTTAATAGCCGCCATATTCCCGGCTGTGTCCTCACTATCCATATAGCACGCGGCAACTAAGGAATATTCCATTGCAACCGCACCTATGATGAATTGGATTACTTTTTTCATTCATGCTCCTTTCTGCCACTTTATAATTTAGTACCAATCAGAAACAAACGTTCCGAGTAACGGACATACAACAACATCTATAAAGCGCACAAAACCATCTCCCATGGAATATGTAAAAGCCATTGCAGGTGTGTAAGTCGAATCTCCTGTCTGTATCTGCGCATCTCTTACAGAAAATCCATATGTCGCTTCCTCGTCAACAAAAATGCTTGAAAAACTTTCCGCAGAGTCAACCTTTGCCAAATAGTTGTCACCGCTACGAATTACCCTTGAATTAACTTTCTGAAATTCAAAATCGCTCATTTCAATTCTCCCTTCCATTATGCGTTTCGTTTTCCTCGCCCTGCTCACTATGCTTTGAAGCAGAGCTCTCTACCATTCCAAGAACATATCCTTTCTGAAAATCTGTCATATTCGGAATGGCATCACGAAGTTTTTCGACAACGCGCTTTTCCTTTTCACTCATTGAATTCACTTCCTTTCCATGATATAATTCCTTAAAAACTTAAGGAGATTTCCATATGCGCTACATACCTACTCGTCCACAATTGGATGGTTTTTTCAACAAATCCGTCACAGACATCGAAATGCCTAAATACGAAGATGGCAAATCCCCGATTGAGATGCTAGAAGCACAAACCGCTTTTATTGAGCAAACAAGCAAAGAACTTCACGATATTGCCGAATCCGCAAAGATGCAAGCTGAATCAGCAAAAGAAATTGCAGAAAGTTCTAAGGCTCAATCTGAAACCGCAGTAAAAACATCTAGCAAGGCAGATATCAAAGGATGGATTGCGGTTACTGTATCAGTCTTGGCTTTTATATGGAGCATAATTTCGCATTTCATATAAAAGAATTGATTACAACAAAAATCAAAGTTAAGATTGACACCACTAATGCAACATCTGAAACAGATGGTTTTTTCACTTTTGCTCCTCCTTTCATGCGCAATATCTGATTTCGTACTCTGATACGATTTTCGAAAAGATTTCACGCAATTTCTTATCATCCTCAATAATGTCCATTTTGTTCAATGCACTGATTTCTGTTTTCGTGCATCCGCTTTCTGCCATGCGCTCACGCCTGTTTCTGATTCTTCTACTCAAGTCGCATCCGGCACGGTGTTCAAGTTCTGAATACATTTCAGTCCTCAATACATTGAATTGACAATCTGCATTTCTCTGAATCCGGTTAAACTTGGCATTGATTTCATTTCTCCAATTATCAAATACCGGCTTCACCGCTTCTTTGATATGTTCAGTTGTCTCAATGGCTTTCTGCGCTGTGTCCTGCGCCTTGGCAATCTGCCTGTCTCTTTCCTTGTCAGCAAGTTCTTTTTGAACCATCTGATTAAGAAGCCCTTGCAATGCTTGCAATTCCGGAGATAACTGATCGTTGACACTTTGATGTACATTAAAATAGGAAGAAACTAATTTTCTTTGCACTTCCCATGCCAAATCATCCGTGAATGATTTGACCAACATCAGATAGCCCTGTTCGGTAATGAGTGCCGTTCCTCTTGGACTCACGGCATCAATTCCTACTGGACGAAATCCGTCCAATTCAGTATTTTCAAGGTCTGACGGCTTCAAAACGAAATAATCTTCGCCCTCAACAAAATGTTTCTTGTTTTCAGCGAATCTGTGTCTTGCTGTTCCGTCTGGTCTTTCATGAACTATGTCAATGTCCTTGAATGTAACCACTCTTTTACCTTTGTACTCTTTGATGGAAATATCTGCATTTCCAATGTGTACTAAATTATCCATATTTTCACTCCTTTCTGTGGTATAATTCCCTTATCATCAAATAAGGGAGGTGAAAATCTTTTGAAACAAAGAATCATAAATGGTTATTGTGAGCAACAGTGTTCTGATTATCAAGTTAAGGTCAATGTTATAGAAAGCAAAACTACTGAATCATCAGAAGAATACTGTGGTACTTATGATTGCAAATACAAGCGTGACGGCAATATTTGCAGTCAATCAAGTTGCTCTGTCCTTTCGTCAAACAATATTTTTGTTGGCGAAAAGATGTAACCATTATTCCCCGGACTTAAAATCTCACGTTCGGGGAATTTCTTCGTCTGCAATCTGTAGATTGATTGCCCCGATTTTTTCCTGATATATCAAGCAAACGGCATCAACAGTCAAATTAAATGCCTGTAAATCAAGCACCAAATGTGGAAGACCGTTTGGCTCCACAGAAAAATCAAGTTTTCTAATTCCTTTGATTTCATGTCCATCTACAAAAAGATGAATGCTTGACGGCGGCTCTCCCTCTCTTCTCGGCTTGATTTCAATTTTTTGTGGTTTGTGTTCCATTTTTTGCTCCTTTCAAAAAGTTAAACACTTTGAACTTCCAAGGTAAAAAAATAGTCCTGTATATCTTCCTCGGATAATTCGAGTAACTTAATGGCAGACAATATTTCTGTCTGCTTCCAAGGTCTTTTGCCATTCATCTTAAGAGATAAAGTCCTATCAGAACAACCGAAAGCCTTGGCAAAGTCAGATTGACTACCATATTTTTCAATAATACGCCCTCTCAATTTGCTATAATTAAAAGCCATTATTTCATCCTCCCTTCCTTGTTTTTAAGTTCAATGTTTTGAACTATTTTTATATTATCATTCAATAATCATTATGTCAATACAAAAGTTCAATTTATTTTACTTTTATAGTTTTGCTTATTGAACTTTTGTTCAAAGTATGATATATTATTATCAGAAAGGAGGTGCGATAATATGAAGGAAATAACATCTGACAGATTGACAACAGCGGAAAGACTTAATCAAATAATGAATGAAAGACATATAAAGCAAGTAGATATTCTCAATTTATCTTTGCCATATTGTGAGAAATTTAATGTAAAGATGAATAAATCTGATATTAGTCAATATGTGTCTGGTAAATCAGAACCAAGTCAAGACAAACTTGTTGTTTTAGGAATGGCATTAAATGTTTCAGAAAGTTGGCTTATGGGATTTGATGTTTCTCCGGCAAGAAAAGATAATCTTGCAGAAGCAGAAAAAGATATAGATATTCTGTGGAAATTCTCTTTGCTTGATGAAAGAGATAAAGAAGTTGTGATAGATTTAATAGATGTTATGTTGTCGAAGAAAAAGAAGAGGTAGGCTATTTGCCCCACCTCTCCAAAAATAATTTTATGAAAGTATGCAGGTACTCAACAGTTCCTGCATCTTTTATTTTGGAAACTGTTTCAATAATTTCTTTCTTTTGTCTTTCTGTCTCTCCCAACCTCAAAACCCCCAATCATGTGCCCTATGTAGCGATACGGATATTATAGAACGTATGTTCGGCATAGTCAATCCCCAATTATGGGCGGAGCCATGCCAAACCCCACCCATGCCAGAACTTGAAGTGTCCTTTCGGACAAGTCCATAGTATCACTGTAATATGCATGATTTCAACATTTTTCGGTCGCAAGTTTCGACAGAAAATGTCATTGCAGAGAAGCGGAAAGCTGTTTCTCGATCTCTTCTTGCACCTTTGCGCGCCAACGCATCGGCACTTCATCAATCGTCATTTTCTTGTCTATAAGAATACGTCTCACGTAAAATTTAACCATTATGCTTCACCTCCTGCTACCATATCTGCAAGATCCTGAATTGCTCCGGCATTGGACTCATGCCCGGCTTTCAATTCATCGATTGCTTTCTCCATCTCTGTCTTAGTCCTCAAGCTGACCGTTACGGTGTATGTTCCATCCTCTTTCCCGTCTGCGTCCGTATTCTGGATATATGTAAACCAATCGGATTTCAGATTGGTGTACTTGCCGGATGTTTCGCCATTATGTGTAAATGTCACTTCTGCAAGGTTGTCCGCTGTGAAAGCGTCTGTGATTGTTTTAATTCCGTCAAAAGATTTTGACTGAATCTGAATATTGCTGAGACTTGCTCCCTCAGCAATCTCGAATTCTGCTTTGTTTTTAAGAATAATTTTATCCATGATTTTTAATTCCTTTCTGTGATAAAAATTGTTTATGAGTTACGTGAACATTCGTTCTGTATTTTTGTTTAAACGGCAGTTTAAATACAACAATAAAAAGAGCTAATACATTAGATGGAAACGAAGCATTAGGCACAACATGTTATGGGAAACCTTTCTTTAACCTAAGTGGATAACTAACGGCATGTATCTAATATCTGTAAGTATTTGGTTTGTACGCCCAGTGAATCTAATTGATAAATTCCAATTTTTTGGGCTACTTGTAAAGTTACTTCTAATGAGTGATCCTTGTATATCAATATTCTCTCCATTAAGTGTATTTACATCAACAATAACAATGCTATTAGCAGGTAACGATAATGAGACCGTAAGATTAGTAACCGTTCCTGCAGGATACTTTATGTTTTTGACCCTATAGCCGCCATTGTCTATATCCCAATCGGTTTGTACACTTATTACATCGGAACCATTGTTGACTATACAAAACGGGTTTCCAGTAAATATGTTTTCGATGCCAAATGATGGTATTTTCTTACTATTTAGACTGCCGTTTAAATCACTTATCTGCTTGGCCAACGTGCCGTCCAGATTCGGATTTGCCTGCCGCGCGTCCAGTGCATATCCCGTTTCCGTTGTTACCTGGTTGTTTACCACATTGGCTGCAGGGAACGCCCCATTGATCTTCTCTTTTAAAGTGTCAGCCAACTTAATAACATTGTTGACCTGATCCATTGTAAGCGTTGCGCCATCAATGTTAACTTTAAGCGTTCCATCTTTCGCAATCGAAAGTCCGTCTGTCGGTTTCACAATCCCGGCATCCTCTGTTGTTGCAATCGCACTAGCACCGCCCACGATAGACTTAGACCAATATTCTGTATTGCTCGTTGCTGTTCCTGCCGGAACTTCTTTTTTCGCAAAATACAATGTATTGTTATATGTCACTGCATCCAATCTCTTATATGTAGCATCTGCGCTCCAATCGCCCTTTGGCACAATTGCCACTCTTCCTGCTATAGCCATTTAAGCCACCTCCCAATTCAAATTTCCGTCATTATCAACGACAAAGTTATAAGCAGAATTGTCCGTGTAAATCAACTCCCCATCCTCATTCACATTAAATTCTGTCATTGTGAGTTTCTTGTTAATCTCGTTTTCGATTCCCTGTGCCCTGTCTGCGCTGCCCTTGGCATCTGTGGCGGATTTTGCAGCGTTGGTTTCGGACACCCCTGCGCTTTTGGCAGATGCTACCGCCTTGGCAGATTCCACTTTAATATCTGCAAGATAATCTGGGCGCAGATGCTTTTCTTGGATACTTCCCTCTTTCACGATTGCGGACACCTTACCGTCACTGCTAATTTCAAATGCAATGGTATTGCTATCTATAAATTCATACTGCGTGATCAGAGCGGACAAATCAACATTCTGCGTTGTGCCATCGTCCAGCGTGATAATCAACTGCTGCGACTGCGGATCATATGTAAAGTTTACGGCCAGCTTTTCCAACTTAGTATCAATGACTGCTTTGGAACCGTTCATTTTCACAACAGTGATCGTTCCCTTTGATTCATCCCACAGAATTTCTTTCACAAGCTCATTTGCCTTTGCCAAATCAACCTTAGACGCATCCATAGCAACCACACGATCATCCAGATTGTCAATGCCGGCTTCCGCATTATTTAACCGCATGGCATCAATTGCTGTTTTCTCGCTTGGAAAATTCTCCCAGTATGTCCGGCTATAAATTTTCTGCATGGTTCACACTCCTTTCTAACGCTGATAATCTGCGTTCCAGATCTTCGTTTTTCTGCTGCAAAAGTTCGATTTCTTTCTGCTGCATCTGGATCATCTGTATGTGCATTGCATGGAGATTTTCCTTGTCAATTTTCCATGTCTTTGAATCTCCGTGAATTGCTTTTTCATCCTCTTCGGCATTTTCTTTTAGTACAAGTCCGCTATCGGACAATCCGGCATCCTGCAAAATCTTCTCTAAATCCTGCGCAATTAAACCAAACTGTAAGCCTGTGTGTTGCGTGATGTATCCGGGTTTCCATGTATATTCAACCGGGCACATTGCCATATAAACGCTTTTAATATCCCTTAATGATTGTATATTATTTTTCAGCCTTTTATCGGAACTCGGAATAGAAATCAAAAGACCCTCGATATCCAAGGTACTTTCCCTCGAGCCAAAATTAGACACTTTATTAAAGTGTCTGGGCGAATACTTGGTTGTAGAGCTATCATTAAGTGTATAATCTACATCTGTAAAATACCCACTTGGCAATTCGCTTTTGGTTGCGTAGTCGCTCAGCGAATTGTCAACATAACTTTCAGTTGCCAAGTTTTCCTCGTTTGAATCTGTTACAGTGCCTAGGTCAATGAGTATGTTTTGCAGCATGGGTCTGCCTCTTCCGTCAAGCCCAATAATTGTAAGGTCATCACCGAGCGCTGTCGAATTAAAGTTTAGCGAATCGATTATTGTTACTCGTCCAGCTCCATCAAGTCTGAAGTTGTTGCTTTCGACTATGAGCCTGTTCCCACGAAGCATAATCTGGTCTGCGCTGGCATTGATCATAGAAATAACTTGGTCGTTCTCATCTCTGCCTAACTTCAATTCCAAGGATGCGTCCAATGCACCCTCTGCCTTTTGCGCACGATTGACTTCTGCGACAATGCTTTTTGTGGTCTGCTCAAACTTGGTATTTGTCTGTTCCTCTAAATCCTCATACGTGGATTGAAGATGGTCTGCATTCCTCTCTAACTTTCCGGTACGTCTTTCCACGCTTTCAATCGTATCTCTAATAGAATTAACCTTTGCAGAGTGCGTCTGCGTGCCCTGTGCCGAGATTGAATCTCTCTTGCTTTGTACTCCGGTTAAAGTGCGTTGCAACAGATACGTTTCAACAATCTCTCTCGTGGTATTGAATCGGATTGGTTCCCCAAGTGTCAGACATGGATTTCCGACACAGGTGCAACTTTTAATCGGTGTATATGCTGCTTTTGCCATAATCGGCAATAGGTTATTTGCAATCTGTTCCAGCTCTGCTCCGGTCTTGTCTGATACAAGAAAGTTTCCTGTAATCGAATAGTTGTTTCCGGCAGTTCCAACAATAGCACCGGCATTATCTTCACTTGTCTTGATTTCAAGCTGTGTGATTGCCTTGCTTTGGAAATCCTCGTAATCAAACGTGATGTAGTGTCCGGTCATAGACTCTGTGTTTGCATCAGACGGAAATAAATTGTCAGATGGAAACAAATCCTCTGCCGGATAAAGTGCGCTTGTGATTGCTTTCAGAAAGACATACTCAAACTTGCCCTCTCGGTTGATATTTCCAAAGCATCCGTTAATCTCACAGATTGCCGTTACAACCGTTTTTCCACTGATAGCGGACTCTTCTGTAACCGCGCTTGAATCGTCCGTCTGTGTGGCTACAATCGTCTTATTGACCGTCATGGAATCATTGACAAGGCTTGTTTCAACTTGCGCAATTCCAAGATGCGCAAAAAAGCTATCGCGGAACTGCTTAAGTGTCATTGGAAAGCTAAGTCCTGCATACCAAGACTTTACATCTGTATTAATAATGTCGTACATAGCGTCATATGCCGTAATCTGCCGTTTCGTACGGTCAGACGTTGGAACATCGGATGCAACCTTAAAAACTCCGTATGGCATCGAATTTTGGCTATCTCCGTCAATCGTTTCTTCGATAGAGATTGTCTTTCCGATAATGTTTCCTGCGGTGTTTCGCGCCGTGAATTTTACGCAATTCGCTTCGCACGCTCCAAACTTTAATTCAGACTCCGAACAAAGACTTTCTTCAAGCGCAAACGTACCGATTTCAAGCATCGAATTGTCTATTTTCTGATTCGTTCCAACAACAGATATGACCATCTGCTTATCTGTCGCGGAATCCCAATACTTTTCTTTTAAATTGCTATTTATCATATACACCACCTACAAACGAAAATTTGATTGCGTCGTATTTTATCTTCCCATTCGCCACAGAATAGAACGTAGGCTGAATATCAGCGATATATCCGTACTGTGTCACATATCCGCGTTTTTCCGGCACATACGCCGTGATATAGCCGCCGCGCTCCTTTGCCTTGGTATAGTTCTTTTCAATATTCTTCCAAAAATCATCAAACTGCTTTTCGGTCAGCATGGCTTTGGTTTCAAACTCAACCTTTAAGGCTTTCAGTTCCACGGCATCACGATGCTCATATCCGTTTTCATCCGTCCAAGGGTCTTTGTCCTGCATATTTACATAGGAACTAAACGTGTCCTGCTTTATTAAATTGTTCGGTATGGTATAATCCCCAAACTTTACTAAATATCCGCCATATCCCATCGTTTACCTCCTAAAAATGGGTATAAAAATAGCACCTACCGTTTGGTAGATGCTATCCATTTGATTAAATTTTAAGCTACTACTGATTCCCATTCAGATTTCAGCTTTTCTACATCGTTTTCAAAAAGTTTGCAAGCGATTTCGTACAACTGCGGAATCATTCCCATTTCCCTGTCGATATAATCCATCTTGTTTCTTACTTTTGGCTTGAGTGTGCACCCTTCCATCCTTGATTTAAGGTTGCAGTGATATTTCCTTTCAAATTCTCCATAAAGCAACGAATAGCGTTCTTGATACTTTCCATCGGCACCGAAACGGACAATCTGCGTTATCCGCTGTCTCTTAGTTGCCAAGTCAATATCATCAACGAGTCCGATAATAACATCTTCTTTATGGATGATTTCTTTCTGCTGCCTTTTAATGGTTTCGTTCTGCGCTCTAACAGTTTTTAATGTCTGTGAAAATATCAGTTTAGTGTTTTCATCCGCATATGGTAGGTAAGTGGAAATAAATAATTCATCATTATTGACATACCCACCTGTTTTACGGATTGTAGGGAGAACCTCGGATGTTACCCAACGTTTGAACTTATGAAGTTTCTCTTTTCTTTCGTTTATAAGGGAGTCGTTTTGTGACACACCCTTTGCTTTCTGCGGTTGCATTTGAAAAAGCAAGGAATATAAGCCGCTTTCATTAACAATCGTCATTTTTTGTTTTCCACCTGGAGTATCAATTTGTGACACACCCTTATCAGAATCATCAATATTTGAAAGGCTTCTTCTGTAATTCGTATCTCCGAATACTTCGCATATATCCTTTCCAACAAACCATGGTTCATCATCGACCATGACCATTCTGATCTGTCCGAATATTGGATTCTCGAATACCTCAATGCCATTTTGAATCTTAAGCATAAGTTGTGATTTTTTCATTCGTGTCTACCTCCATACATTTTTATCTGAATAAAAAAGAGGAAGCCACTTGTGAAATCACATTGGTTTCCTCTTTCGTACAGTATGGCGTTCGAGTAAGTAATCCGCTTCTTCACGGATAAGGTTGTTTCCTTAGTAATAAGGATAGACTATTTTTGATTTTGTGTCAATCCGATTTTGGAATTAAAATAAGCCGTGTTTCCACGGCTTAAGTATCATTTATCTTTCAATTTTTATTGTAACCAAGTATATGTATATGCTTCATCAACATATATCTTATAACTGCTCGGATAGATCGTATCGTAATTTGAATCGTACGGAAAACTAAACGAGAAATAATCGGTGTCTCCATTCTTTTCACATTCTGCATAATGATAATCATATTTGATCAAGTTGCCAGATGCATCATACATTAAGCAAGAAATTTTCACAAATGAAAAATCTTTTCCGGAATCGTTTGTAGCTTCAACCGTAACATTATCTGCTCCAATGTCCGATTGAACCATTATATTGCGAACATCACAAACAGCATTTGTTGCTTCATCAACACTCAACGACATTTTATAGTTATCATAAGAAACATCGTTATAATCAGAATCGCTCGGTGCGTCAAAATAAAGAACACATTCCTTACCGGATTCAAAAGCTCTGTTACAATCGCTTTTGCTATCCAGCATTTTACCGTTTTTGTAGTATACAAGTTTTGCGTCCAGATCAACATTTACCTTGTTGTTGTTTTTCAAGATAGCAACAACTCCATGACCACTATCTTGGTATTCAATTGAGATGTTTTTCTTTACCTTGTTCGCATTAAAGGAAGAAGTGACGGTAACTTTGCAAGAAAGCGTTTTCTTTGCAATTTTTGCTTTTACGTACGTTGTTCCTTCTCCAACCGCCAGAACTTTTCCAGACTTGTTTACAGAAGCAACATATTTATTGCCACTACTCCATTTAGCAGTTTTCCTCATTCCGCTTATCTTTAATGTTGCGGATTCTCCAATTTTTAAATTAAGAGTCTTTCTGCTTAATTTAATCGTTGCCGCCTGTGCAACAATCTGTTTCCCATCTGCATTTTGGATTGGCATAGCCGAAATCAAAACGGCAAATGCTAACCCCATCGCTACTAATAATTTTTTTGTGCTTCTCATAATGACTCCTTTCTTGTGATATGATTTATTTAGAATTATATCACGTTCTATTATAGAAGTCACTAAAAAACATATACATTGTCTCCGGTTCGATTGTAATGTTCTCTACCATAATCCCTTGCGGCTTTTCCTATGTCGTTTGTAGTAATTCCGAAATTTTTCTGTAAAATAGCTTGTAATAACTGATTTTGCTGTCGCAATAAGGAAACCTCTTGCGCAGATGTTGAATTGATAGCATCTTTGATTCCAGTAATTTCTTGGCTCCCTGCGACCGCCGGCTTACCTCCGACCGTTCCCATAAGTTCCGGAAGCCCGTTTTCTCCAACTGTTGCTATGCTATATTTATCCATAAAACCGCCCGTTGCATAAGCCTTTACTTTAGGTAGGCTCACTTTCGGCACAAGATCGACTCCGCTCCACTTTACCTTTGCTACTTTAGCCGCCGCAGAAACAACACTGTTGAACCCTCTCAAAACGGTATTCACTCCACCGATCAATGAATTTATTGCTGTTTCAATTCTTGAAATTACGGTGTTCATTGCCCCGGCAACACCACTTTTCACGCTATTCCATAATTTGCTGAATATTTCAGCTACACTTTCTTTCATCTTCGAGAAAGCATTTTTTATCGGGGTGGTTACATGTTCTTTAAACCAACTAGAAACACTATTCCACGCCCCGGTTACCGCTGTCTTTGCCGCGCTAAAAGCTTTCTGAATAGATTCTTTTGCTGAGCTAAAAGCATTCTTGATAGGTGTTGTAACATGCTCCTTAAACCAACCGGAAACCACCGCCCATACCGATTTTACAGTTGTCCATAGAACCTTGAATGCAGTTGATACTGCCGATTTCAATAATTCAAAATTCTTCTTTATTGGCTCTATTACCTTTGATTTAAACCAATCGGAAACAACAATCCATACAGCCTTGACAATGATCCACAATCCTTGAAAGATTTGACCAACTCTTTTCGAAAATCCTTGGAAAAATGAAACAATAGGATTTATAACATTAGTATTGAACCATCCAGAAACTGTTTTCCATACACCGGATATGTCTTTCCATAAAGAAGAGAAAAAACCGGAAACGGATTTCCATAATCCCTCAAAAAATCCGCTTATTGGCTTAATTACATTAGTATTAAACCAATCTCCGGCTTTTGAGAAAATTCCTTTTATTTCTTTCCAATGATCCTTGACTACTACAGTTGCCGTTGCAACAGCGGCTACTATTCCTGCGATAATCGCTGCCGGTGCTGCCGCTACCCCTAAAATAACCGCTCCGACTGCCGTAATCGTAACTCCGACAAGCATAAGTGCTTCATTAAGCCAACTGAATCCGTTCTTTAGCATGGTAACAAAGTTTGATATTACAGTAAACGCGCCAATTGCAACAGAGCCAATCCCGGTTATAGCTTTTGCTACCGGACTGATAAAAGAAAGTGCGCTCTCTGCCGCACCGCTACCGAATAAAGCTTTGACACCAGCTGAAACAGTTGTTCCAAGTGTAGCAAACGCCCCACCTATTTTTTTTGACAAAGCGGTAGACAATACTGCCGAGATTCCCTCATTTGCCGCAATTTCAACGCCAAGCCTTGATGCAAGTGAACCAGCTATTGATTTTGAAATGGAAGTTCCGATTATATCAAGTGCGGCTTTTGCTAAATGTAGTCCTAAAATTTTCTTAATAGTCAACGCACCGATGATAATTGCAACTGTTTTTACGTCTAAGTTGCTTAAAAACTCCTTGACGCCTTTCCAAACATCTTTCCAGGAAATTTTACTTAATGCTGTCGTAACTGCATCAAACGCGCCTTGCGCCCATGAATTAAGTGTTTGAGCCAATAATGCAAAGTCAAAGTTTTGGAAAAACTTGTTGATTCCGTCTGCGATTGAATTTCCAAATTGTTTCCAATTAAATGTCGTGCCAAACGAATCCAATCCATGAAGCACTGTATTTAATGAATTAGCTATCAGCCTTCCGGTTTCTCCGAAAAGCGTTGTACCTTTCTGACCCTCAAATAGTCCATTAAGGAATTTTGCAAGTCCACTACCGAAGCCGGATGCTTTGGCGTATACTTCATCCCACTTGATACCTTTCATCGCATTGATAAGGGAACCGGATATTGCTTTTCCAAGTCCTTCAAGGTCTTTGATGTCGCTTTTGAATTTCTTAAAAATCGTGTCGGTCTGAACCAGTTTTCCGGTATCTCCACCGCCAGAACCACCAGAACCAGAACCGCCACCACTTCCACCACTTCCAGAACCGGAAGTATTATCTTTACTCTGTTTCGAAATAACTTTCAACTCATCAAATGCACGAGTTGCCTGTTGGATTTCCTTTTTTGCTTTCTTGGCATTTTTTGCGATACCGCCTGTGTTTTTTCCTGCGCTTCCTGCGGCATTACTCAAATCGTCCATGCCGTCAGATGCGCTTCCAATATCATCAGCAAGACCGCTGATTCCTGCCCCTTTGCTTGCTTCATACTTCCATCCGAAGATTGAACCTAAAGCATTTGTTACCATTTCCGCAAAAGAAATAACCTTCTGCAGAACTGAGTTAAGTACCTTGATAAACGGCTTAAATGCATTGATTAAACCACCACCAACAACCGCTCCAAGTGCTTTGAAGTTCTCTCTAAGCATGGTTATCTGGTTATGCCATGTCAATATGTTATCGTAAAGGCTTTTTATCCTCTACTTCTTATGGTTTCCCATAAGTTCGGCGTACATTTTCAACCACAGCATTGTGGCTGTCGGATACTCTTGGGGATATTATATTCTACACTCTTTCCATAAGAAAAGAGCATAGGTTCAATCCCTACGCTCTACAATGTGCTATAACTTTTATTTTATAGCCTTATCTCGGTATTAGCTTATTGACTTATCCACTTATAACCATAAGCAGTTCGCCCCTCTTGGTCGATTACATTATGTATTGCTTTGTAATTAACTCCAAGAGATTCCCCTGCTTCGGATATTCTATCGAACACTCTTATAATCTCTCTGGTTTTCGCATCCACTTGCGCAATTTTTCTTCCTTTTTTGCGCTTTTTATAGATGCTCAAATCTTTTATTGGAAAATCTTCTTCGTATACAAAAATATATCCATTTGCCGACTTATAGGTATTTGAAAGCACACCGGAAATAGTTGTTCTATTTGCTCCGGTAATCCTAGCCGCCTCCTGCAAACTTTTAAATTTCTGTATAAAATTTCCTTCCATATCACATTGAATAATGCTTCTCATTCCGTTAGGTTCCGGCTTTCTATAGGTTTTCGCTCCGTTTGATTCATACTCATCCTCAAACATGAACATATAGCCCTTTGTCTGCCGCCTTTTTCCTTTACAATTAAGCAGAACATCCGTATTATTAAATCCGTCAATTTCTGCATCCATTGCACTATCATAACGCTTAATGTACCGTCCGTCAAGCGTCAGCAAAACAACTGCCCTGGCGTTATGATACGGCGCGCCTTTCCCACCTTTGGTCATATTATAGCCATCTCGATAGGTGTTAAATTTTTCAATGTAATACTTTTCCAACTCACAGGCTCCATCTTCGCTTTCACACGTTTCGATGATTTCCCATGAGAAGTTGTCAAACCCGAATTCTTTAATTGCTCTATGAAAGTCGCAATCTTCTTTTTCGTAGCACCTTTGATGTTGCCACACTCTGCTATGAAAATCACAAGTTTGACCGACATAAGATTTTCCGTTTATTTTATTTGTTGCTTTGTAGATATAATATGTTCGCATTAAATCACCTCAAACATATTATACAAAAATGTTCGTGCTAAGTCAACTTAGCCTTCACCGATTTTACCCGATTTTTCATCGACATATTGCTATGCCGCGCGACACATGAAACAAAAGTTTCGTTTATCGGCTGTTCTGGCAAAGTCTCCGGTAATATTGGTTGTATGCGCAAGCACATACTGATAACGCAACATGGCTTTTTGAGCCTGTGTCATTGATGAAATGTTCGCATCAAGTCCTTGCTTTAATGCCCATTCCTTTAATGTTGCCTGCGTCAAGTCGATACCATAACGCCGCATAGGTGCCGTAGTACCAGAAAATACAGATTGCAAACTCTTGGCAATATCTTCTTGGCTTACATCGTAGAATGAAGCCATATCTCCGGCTAATTCTGTCAACCGGATGGACATTTTTGCCATTTTCCCCTGTGGAATGTCAAGGGCAGTTCCCATGGCTTGGAAACGGCTTGCAAACTGTTTCGCGGACAATTCAGACATGCCAAATTTTTCAATGGATGTTTTTGCGAAATTGTTAATTAGGCTTTCATACTGCCCGAATGTCTGCCTTACAACGTTCTCAACCTCTGTCAGTGAAGATGATATGTCAATGGCGTCTCCAAGTAGCCTAAATCCGCGAAATAAAGCCCAATACGTTGCATACACTTTTCCGATTGCAGACGCAAGGGAAAACGACTTCTTTGCTACAACGGATGCACTTGAACTAAATCCGCTAAATGAGCTTGTGATGCTTTTTGCCGCTGTTCCTGCCGCTCCACCGGTACGTGATAATTTTGCCAATGCATTTGTCATGTCAATAATATTCCGGCTTACGCTAGGGGCTTTCGACAATTCGGACATAAGCTGTCGCATTGCAACCGCAAGTTTTGGTATATTCTCGATAGCCTTTGTTGAGCTTGTATAGCCAAGCTGTTTGATTCCTCCGGCTAATTCCGATAACCCTTGCACCGATTTTGACATACCGGAAAACGAGCTTACCGACTTTGAAATCTGTCGCATCGCTCCGGCTGCTGCATTTATCTTTCCTGTGTCAATGTTGCTAAGCGTTTTGATGTTTCTTGCAAGAGTCGAGAATGACCTTGAATCAACACTGCGCATGGCACTCATTGAGTTTGACAATCGGTTTACTCCGGTTGATAACCGGTTAATTCCGCTAGAATCTATGCTTTGCAAGGATGAAGATAGTTTTCCTAACCTTGTTATCAGCGCATCAATCTGACCATTAGCCTGTCTTGCCTGTGCTTGAATCTTGACCTCTAAGGTTTCTAATTCCAACAGTTCCACCTCCTTTATGTAGTTTTAGAAAAAGGCGGTAGGATTTGACCCCTACCGCCCTTGAATTACTTTTTCAGTTTTCCCTTTTTCAGAAGAGAAAGCATCTTTGAATTTTCCTCTGACGTAAACTTGAAATTGGAAAATCCGTTCTTTTTTGCGATTTCCGCACGATGTTCTTTCGACACATCATCTTCCCCAACCGCTTTTAATGCTTCAACGATTGAGTTTGAGTTTCCCTTATACTTCGGATAATACTTGGCTTTGCATTTCTTTGCGCCTTTTACAACAATAACTGTGTGCCCTTTTATGCGTGTCACAAGAATATCTCCGTTGCGAAGAATAAACCCGGCATGATATGAACCCATATCATCAAACAAACCGGATTTCAAAATTACCGGTCGTTCATTAGATGTATTGAAATCTCCCACATCCTTACCGGATGCATAGATAATACAAGCACGTACAAGGGAAGAACAATCGCATTCCGTCTTGACATTTGTGTTAATGCCATGCTTAATGACTCCGTAGCGTTCCGATTGGTCATAGCCGATATTTTTATTGCCGCACGCAATCTTCATAGCTTCAGCTAACTTCTCCGCAACCTTATTATCCTTTGCTCTTAACACATTCCATCCCTTAGAATGGTTGTAAAACTTCTGCGTAGACACTTCCTGTCCGGTCTGGTCTCCGGCTTTTCCGCCAGAATAGCAGTTTCCGTGTTCATCGTGCCGCGCACTTCCGATAATTACTGCCATAGCAATACCTCTTTTCTTAAACTATCTTTGGCTTTGGCAAATGTGATTTCCTTGATTCAGCCGCCCATGCTTCTTCCGCCTTAAGCATTTCTCGTATCTCAGCATCGGGATCGTCCGTATTATGCTTTTCGATGGAATCATAGCAAGTTTCTTTCACGTACTTACTATTACCCTTACCGAATGTCGCGTCTATTGCTGTCACAAGTGCTGACGTTGCATATCTGCCAAACCACATATACATTTCCATGTCGCGTTGCTTCCATTCTGCCCTATATGCATCCACATAAGGCTTAAGCAACTCTGGATTCATCATATTTATATCATCAACGGAAAATCCGTAGCCTTTCGTTACCATAAGGTAAAATGGACGGATTTCCGCAACGTAATATTCCCATGTTAATTCTTGGCTTTCGCTTTGGATGGGGTCTTTTTCTTCTCCTGCTCCTGCTCCTGTGCTTTCTCCAATGACTCCATCATCTGCGCTAAAAAACCGTTTGTCATCATTTCCTCCTGCATATCAGCGAATAAATCCATGCAGTTAATCTCGTTTGTATCAATCGCGTCATAGAGAATGTCAGACACCTTCTCAAGCTTCTCATCGTAACCGTCGTTTGTTTTGTAATCATATCCAAATTCTTCATTGTGATGCATCTGCAATCCCACAAGAAGCGTCTTAGGAAGTGTTTCAAGAAGAATATCTTCCACAGAAGAAATATCTTCCATGTCCTGTGTCTTCATAATATCCTGTAAGATATGTGATTTTAACGATGGTCTTGTTGCAAACTGAATTGTATATTCTTTTCCACCTAATTTAACTTTCATGTTTTACCTTGCCTTTCTGCCCTATATTGGCATGGGGCAGTGTTGCCACCGCCCCATTGTTGCTTATCTTATATTGCTTCAAGTTCTGCTATCGACCGTTCATCCTCGCCTACCGGTACGGTCGATTGCTCGTCCGATAGGCTTTTTACCCCACCACTGTTACAGTGAATGTGCCATCGTTATTATCAACGACAGTCAGCTTATCTGTAACAAGCTCTGATGCTGTACTTGGAATAACTGTTACCGTCATTTCAAGGATTTCATCATTTCCACCTACATCGTTAGGTGTGGCTGGT